GGTGTAGGTCTGCCCGCCGTAGTTGTCCGGCACGGATAGACTACCACAACACAAGCACAAAGTCAACACAATTTTTTTGCATACGCAGATAGTCGCAAGGGGTGTACCCTGCCGCCGTGCTTTTTTCGGCTGTCCGTGTCGGTCTGCCCGCCGTGTCTACTTGCCCTTTCTGCGCTATGGCAAGTAGGGGGGTAGTTATGGTATTTTTGCCCCCTGTCCTTGCCGCACACAGATGTAGTCGGTTCATCTAACTGACACGACCCATTTTTAACTCAGCCCCTCAACTCCTTGTGTTTCAAGGCTTTTCTGTCCAGAAGAATATTATTGGTTAAGCCTTTTGCGTAGTTGCTTTTATCACAGGATTCAACTTTCCAAAAAAGAAAAAGGCTTAACTACGCAGCCTTCTATTTACCAATCATTTTGATTTGTTTTTTCTCATTCTGTCTATATTATTCCCTTATATCTAAGTAGAATCTATGCTATAATATAGCATATCAAGTAAATTAAATAACATACTTCTTGCATCTGAAAGGAGAGTCCCTCGATGGCTCAGATTATCCAGTTAGACTTCAACAAGACGAATAGCGCCTCCGGTGTCATCGACATCGCTACTGTCCAGCAGAGCTGCCGTAAGCTCAAGGCTGGTCTCATCGCTCCCGCTATTGAGGAGGTGCACAACGACCTTGCTGTCGAGCACGCTGCTGAGCCCATCAAGAGTATGGATGACATCATCCGCATCTCTCAGTTCCTCATTGGACAGAAGCGCTTCAGAGACAATATGCTGTTCATCGTTGGTATTAACTTTGGACTTCGTATCAGTGACCTTCGCTCTCTGCGCTTCACCCACATCATCAATGATGATTGCACCTTCCGTGACCGGTTCCCCATTTTGGAAAAGAAGACTCGGAACACACGCAAGCATCAGCGTAATCGCTACATCACCATCAACACTGCAGTTGTCGAAGCTGTTACCCTGTACCTTGAGAACACTCCAAACGTTCGCCTCAGTGACTATATGTTCCGCAGCCAGTCCAATAACGGAGTGAATGAGAATAAGCCCATCAGCAAGCAAGCCGTTGACTCTATGCTCAAAGGAATTGCCCGTGACCTTGGGCTTGGTAATCGCATGGCAACCCACTCACTGCGCAAGACCTTTGCTTATCATCAGATGGTGATGAGTGGCAACGACCCTCGCAAACTCCTGCTCCTTCAGAAGATGTTCGGTCACTCGACCGCTGCTCAGACTCTGGACTACATCGGTATCACCAGTGAAGAAATTGATGAAGCATACCGAAATCTCAATCTCGGTAGCATCAACCACAACTATCTGGTCGATAGCGATATCGGAGAAAGCGAGCCTCTGATGGCATAATCCATCGCCCATTGCACCTTGACAACTTCATACCGCCAAAACAAAAAAGACACAGCGTGTGTCCTAACCGTTCCCGCAAAGCCTTGTCTCACAACGGTTTCGCAAATGCACTCTATAAAAAGTATTGAGAACAAGAATTGAACTCTACTGGACAGGACATTCAAAGTAAGTTACAGGCGCTGCATTGATAGCGACGGTATAGCCAGCCGAGCGGCTTTTGTGTGTCCTAAAATTTTCGTACCCCCACTAATCCCAAAGAAAGGTCGTGATTTCTATACGAACGACTATCCATAAAGGTGGTGCTTACCACCGATGAACACCATCACTGTTGTCGATGCCCGAATGGGGCGCGGTAAGTCCTCCGCCGCCATTCGTTATATGAACCGCTACAAAGACTCCAAACGATTTCTCTACATCACCCCGTATCTGGACGAGGTCGGACGCATTTGTGAGCGCTGCGATTTTGACCAGCCGGACAGCGACCACATGAGTAAGTCCACCGAGCTCAAGCTTCATATGCGGCTTGGACATAATATTGCCGCCACGCACTCTCTTTTTTACTTAATGGACGCAGAAGCCTTAGAGCTTGTTCGCCAGAAGCATTACTCGCTCATTGTAGATGAAAGCATCCAAGTGATTGAGCGTCTAAATATCACTAACAAAGATTTCGACCTCATCATAAGCCAGCTTGCCACGGAGCATGATGACGGACGCATCGAGTGGCTGGACGATAGCTATACCGGACGCTTCTATGACTACAAGGAAATGGCGAACACCGGCTCCCTGTTTCGATTGGACTCTGCTCTTCTCAACATTTTGAATCCAGAATTACTCCGTTCTTTCGACGAAGTGTTTATGCTGACATACTTGTTCGACGGACAGTACCAGAAGGCTTATCTCGACTTCTTTGGGTTTGATTACAACATCATCGGTGTTGAACAGGACGAAAGCGGATACCGTTTCTCGGACAAACCGGATGCCCCGCCTCCGTTGGATTACAGAGAATTGATTCGCATTGTCGATGACCCCAAACTCAATGCCGTTGGCGATAAGCACTACGCCTTGTCTAAGGCTTGGTATGACCGCAGAGGGTATGACAACCCCGAAATCCGCAAACTTCGAAATGGCTTGAAGAAGTTCTTTCAGAGTATTCCAGATGGCAACAGCGAGACGCGGCTTTGGTCTTGCTTTAAGAGTGATGTCAATAAGTTGGTTGATTCTCGCACCGGACGTTTCCGCAATAACTTCTTGCAGACGAGCGCCCGAGCTACCAACCAATACAAGAGCAGGACTGACATTGCCTATATGGTGAACCGCTTTGCCGACCCCAATATTATGAAGTTCTTTGCCAAGCAGAACGTCACGATTAACCCTGAACACTTTGCTTTGTCAGAAATGCTGCAGTGGGTATGGCGTAGTGCCATTCGAGACGATAAGCCCATCAACCTATACATACCGAGCAGGCATATGAGAGAGCTGCTCATTAACTGGATTAACGCTACCAACAAAGGAGGATGCCCGATTGAATAAACGATACCACCAACCGCTGCCAGAGGATTACCTCGTGGAAGAGCGTGCCCCATATACATACGAAGATGCCGACCTACTCAATGATGACGAAGCCCTTGAACGATTTATTGAGAGTGAGCGACTTGCGTTCCGTGAGGAATGGTTCCGTTATGTAGAAGAGAACGAGTAACTTGCGCCGTATCAACATAATTAAATAAAATACAAAGTGAGGTGACCCATACTGGCTAAACAGTTAGTATGTCAGAAATACATTTTCAAGCTTCATAGCAGCCGCCTGCGAAAGGCGAAGTGGAAGCTTACGCTCCCCATTGCAGAAGCAAGAAAGAATGACGAGGTAATCTCCCTCGCCGACAGCCAAGTGCTCCGTTGGCTGGATGAGCTAAACGGTATCACCGATGCTGAGACACAGGCACGGAAAATCAAGGGCGAAATCAAGCGGCTTCGCAAAGAGCCAAATAGCGTTCCGAATCGTCGTCAAATCAAGAAGCTGTATGCGCAACTGGATGATATCCAGTTTAAGCCAGACTATCTCTGCGTCATCATCGACAAAGAGAAAGACTATCATCGTGCTTGCCGTGGATTTAGCATTAACGGTCTCCGGTATCAGCGGTTGCTTGGAACGAATGGCGGCGTTAAGAATGAGACCATTGTGTTCATCAGCGAGCGCCATGCCGATGAGATTCGTCACCGCATTGATAACGGTCGCAACATGGAAAAAGAAATGGTGCCTGCCAAGCTGGAGGCATATAAGGCGCTTACCTGCAGCGCATCAATTCCTGTGTCAGTTCCGCATGGCATTCTTGTTGTTAGCGACTGTGAGACCGGGTTCCCGTCGGATATCATCTATCTGAATGATGAGCAGGACGGAGAGCCGGTCATGGAAGAGCGTAAGCAGGTCATGGTTCAACTCAACGAGTCCGATGGATACGGTTTGATGCTCCCGTCGCTTGCCGCCCGATGGGGCGAAGAACTCGGCTTAGACTACCTCGTCAGCGGCGTGAACACACGCTTCTCTTGGGAGAAGGGTATGGTCTTCACGTTCGACTTTTTGGACTTCGCAGAAAATGTCGCTGAGAACTATATTGTCAAAGACGCTTGGGGAAACGATGTAGACATTCGTAATGTCGAGCTGATTCTTACCACATCCATGTTGAAGCTCTGGGACTCCTACGATAGCTGTGACGATTATGTAAGCAACTGCTTGGCAAACGGTTACACCTTCGGCATCGCCAAGACTTGCCCGAAGGAGCTTGAGTCCGAGCGGACATTGAACTATCAATTCATTCAGAGCTACGAGCTGAGTGACGATGACATCGAGCAGCTTATCAAACCGACGATGGACGAGATTCGAGACGTTCTCTACGCGGACTGGGCAAAGACGCTGCTGTTCTTAAAGGGCGCTGGTTTGAATGAGGACAATATTGACCGCGTTGATGACGACTACGTCAAGGCGATTATGATTGAACCGCAGATTTTGAACGACCCTTACGTCCAGAGCAGCATCTATCAGATGATTCGCAACCGTATCAACGAAGCCAAGGTCGGCGTGCTCAAGGTGCATGGTAACTACTCCATTGTTTCTGGCGACCCATTCTCTCTGTGCCAACACATCTTCGGGCTGGAGGTTACAGGGCTTCTGAAGTCTGGTGAAATCTACAACAAATATTGGTGTGACCAGCACGCTGAACGACTTGCTTGCTATCGTGCACCAATGACCTGCCATAACAACATCCGCCTTGTATTCCCACATCGCAGCGATGCGGCATCGCACTGGTATCAATACATGACGACCTGCACGATTTTCAACTCGTGGGACACTGCCGCCCATGCGCTCAACGGCATGGATAAAGACGGTGACCTCGTAATGCTTACCGACAACAAGGTGCTTGTTGATAATCTGAAAGTGCTTCCCGCTCTTATGTGTGTCCAACGAAAAGCGAAGAAGAAAATTGTCACCGAGGAAGACGCTATACAAGCCAACATCGATAGCTTCGGCGATGATATCGGGAAGACCACGAACTGGATTACCTCAATGTTCGATGTACAGGCACAGTTCCAGAAGGGCTCCAAGGAGTACGAGGAACTTGATTATCGTATAAAGTGCGGGCAGCTTTTTCAGCAAAATGCCATCGACAAGGCGAAGGGTATTATTGCCAAGCCAATGCCTCGTGAGTGGCACGACCGGCACAGCGCTAACATGATTGAAGACCCAGAAAAGCGCAGGCTCTATCAACGTCTCGTTGCAGACAAGAAGCCGTACTTCATGCGCATCATCTATCCTGCTTTGATGAAGCAGTATAACACATACATAAAAAACACAAACAAGAACGCTATGCGCGAGTTCCAAATGACGGTTGACGAGATGTTGGAAATGCCGCGTTCTGAATTGAGCGAGCGGCAAAGAGATTTCCTTCGTTACTATGAGAGCCGGATGCCGGTTGGTAACCATGACTGCGTAATGAACAGAATCTGCAAACGCTTTGAGAAAGAGTTTGACGGCTACCTCGGTCGCCACAATGCTGATGTTGACTTTGACTATACCGTGATGAAGAGCGGCGTTGAGTACAGTCGAACGCAGTACAATGCCATCTTGAAACTCTATGAGAATTACAATAAGCGTCTGCGCAGCTACGCCGTCTTTGCCAACTATGAGCGGGTCGATGAGTACGACACGTTCTCTCGCATGATTGAGATGCGCTCCGAGTTCGAGCAAGAATGTGCCCGCATTTGCTCCAACCGTTTTGTACTGTGCGACATCGTTCTGGATATTTGCTATAAGAAGAGCTCGACCAAGCGTTTCGCGTGGGAAATGTGCGGCGGCGAAATCATCCAGAATCTTTTGGATAAGCATAACGGGGTTATCTCTTACCCGACGGTTGACCCCGCTGGGGATATCTTCTTCTGCGGTGACAGATTTTCATTACAACAAAAAATGATTGGAGGGACGCTATGAGCATTGTCCTTAACGAATATGATTGGGCAGAAAAAATGATTGCCAACCATGACCTTGGGAAGAAGCCGATTGAGACATTGAGTCGTGTGTCCAAGTATTACTACGAGAACCATTACAGCAAGAAGGAGATTCGGAGTCTGCTCGACTCCTTCATGCTGCAATGTGACCCTTCCGCTTCACTTGTTCATTGGTCGGATATGCTTGATAAAGTTGCAAAGAACGTAAGCAAATTCCCGCTCATCCGTTTGGATGGCGTGGACATCACCAAAGAAGAGCTTGCCAAAATTGAGACACTTGAAGGTAAGCAAATTCGGCGGTTGGCGTTCACGCTTCTCTGCGTTGCGAAATATTGGGACGCCGCTTCCGCCCGAAACAATGGTTGGGTGAATACTTCGGACAAAGATATTATGCAGATGGCAAACATCAATACCTCCATTAAGCGTCAGAGCTTGATGTTTGCCGAACTGCGTGATGCTGGGTTCATTCGCTTTTCTAAAAAAATCGACAACCTAAATGTTCAAGTGCAGTTCATTCAAGCCGGTGAGACGGCAATACATATTCAAGACTTCAGGAACCTCGGGTATCAATACCTCAAGTATTACGGTGGCGCATATTTCGAGTGCGAGAATTGTGGACTGACTGTAAAAGCGCAGTCACCTGCAAAGGGTCGCCCGCAGAAGTATTGCCCAAGTTGCGCTGTCGAGGTTAAGACTCGCCAGACTGTTAATGCAGTAATGCGGTGCAGAAATGCCTTAAAGAGTTGATTATAAAACTCGAATTGTTAGAAATAAATACCCCCATCAAACCGTTGTGGCACAATGCTTTGAGGCGTGTTTGATGGGGTGTATGTATGAATGATAAAAGACAAAACATAAAACTATTTTGAAGAAAAGGATGATTTTTAAGTGATTGCAATTACCGCCTCAGAAAAAGAAGCCATTCGTGAGAAGTTTCCTCGTGTCCATATCGTTCGCACGATGAAGCAAGATTCCAAACGGCACCACTACTATATGGTTGAGGATGGCGCTCCTATGAAGCTGCTCCGCAGTTTGCGTGGACTGGAGCGTGTTCACGACAAACGAAAGGGAGTGTAAACCATAGCCAGCACAGCAAGCTATAAAGAGATGCGCGACATCGTAATTGGTAAGCTGGTTGACCGCACCATTGACGATGACTACGCAGAACTGAGTGAGCGTCTGTTTGGTGATGGCAACTGTTTTAACTCAAGCGAAGTCCGCAAAAGAATGTATGGCATGAAAGCCATCATCGAAGCCATCGAACGGGATGGCGAAGCTACTATTCAGGATACCAACGCATTGTCTGAGTTGGATAGCAAGCGCATTGAACTACTCAAAGAACGTCAAAAGTTCTTTGACCAACGCAATGCTTTTAACAAGCTGATTCGTGAGCGTTCCCGACAAGAAGAACTGAATGAGATTCTTGTGGACGCAGTAAAGAGCGGCAATTTGCCACAGCTCGAATACGAACCATGCCACATTCAGCCGTCCGACAATGACCTTCTGGTTAGTCTGAATGATATCCACTATGGAGCGAACGTCGATAACCATTGGAATACATATAACTCTGATATCTGCCGCGAGATGATGTGTCATTACTTAGACAGAATCATTGCCATTGGCGAAACGCATGGAAGTGAGAATTGTATTGTCTGGTCGAACGGCGATGCTATCAGTGGAAATATCCATCAATCCATCGCCATCACGAACAAGGAGAATGTGATTGAACAAATCAAAGGCGTATCTGAGTTGATTGCAGAATTTATTGCTGAACTCAGCAAGCATTTCTCCACAGTCACATTTGTAAGTGTTGCGGGTAATCATAGCCGCATTACGCCGAACAAGGATGATGCGCTGCTCAGTGAACGGCTGGACGATATCGTTGAGTGGTATCTCGGTGCCCGCCTCCAAAATTTTGAGAATGTGATTATTGGTACAGCAAGCGACACTGTTAAGATTGACAGCACCATGTACCTGATTAACGTTCGTGGGAAAATGTATTGTGGTGTTCACGGGGACTTTGACGGCTCTGCGGGCAAAGTCCAAACATTGCAGACAATGGCACGAGTTCCGTTGTATGCCGTACTCTCTGGTCATTTGCACCACAACAAGATTGATGAAATCCAAGGTGTCAAGACCGTCATGGCTGGCAGCTTCCTTGGTATGGACGATTATTGCGTCCAAAAGCGAATTTACGGTAAGGCAGAACAATTGGTTTGTGTCTGCGACGCAGACGGCATTCGCTGTTCTTACGGAGTACCCCTTTAACAATGCACAAGGGTTGCCCTCACCGGGGCAACCCTCTTTATATATTCCTCTTTAGCTCAGTTGGTAGAGCAGCGGACTGTTAATCCGTTGGTCGCAGGTTCGAGTCCTGCAGGAGGAGCCATCTGGGGCAGTAGCTTACGCGGTCGGAGCACCGGTCTGAAAAACCGGAGGATGAAGGCTCGACACCTTCCTGTCCCACCACATGGTGCCATCGACGAATCGGCTAAGTCACCTGCCTCTCAAGCAGGAGGTTGTGAGTTCAAATCTCACTGGCATCACCACCCATGAGGTGCGTTGGACGAATTGGTAGAGTCACCGCCCTTTCACGGCGGAATTTAAGGGTTCGACCCCCTTACGCATCACCACTACTTGGGAGAGTGGTAGAGCGGTCAATTACAGCAGACTGTAAATCTGCCGCCTTCGGGCTGCGTTGGTTCAAATCCAACCTCTCCCACCATATTGCGGACAGGACAAACGGTTAAGTCGCAGGTCTCATAAACCTTGAGGAATCGGTTCAACTCCGATGCCCGCAACCAATTTTAATTCTACAGAAAGCGAGGTGGCTTGTATGCCCCGAAAAACGAAGCAGAACGAAATCACAAGCCCTGAGCTTTTGAGTCAGGTCAACCCAGACAATGTTCGTTTGAAGCAAGACTTCATTGCATATCTGCAATCTGTTCAGCGTAGCCCTAAGACTATCGCTGGATACTCCAATGACATTGATATTTTCTGGGTATGGAATTTGCAGAACAACGGGAACAAGTTCTTCCCCAAAATTTCCAAGCGCGATTATGCTGCGTATCAGCATTGGCTTATTAACGAGAATGGGAACTCACCAGCTCGTGTTCGCCGCTTGAAGTCTGCGATTTCTTCTTTGTCGAACTATGTCGAGAACATTCTCGATGACGAAGATGAGTTTAAGGACTTCCGTTCGACAGTTCGAAAAATTGAGAATCCAGCTATGCAGCAGGTAAGAAAAAAAACAGTCTGGAGCGACGAGGCTTTGGACAAACTCCTTGATGATTTGCTGGCATCCGGTCAAAACAAAAAAGCGTGCGCCGTTGCTCTTGCAATGTGCAGTGGTCGCCGTAAAGCAGAGCTGTGTCGATTCAAAGTGGATGACTTCAAAGATGAAAACCTCGTGTGCGGTGGTGCGCTGTATAAGACCAGCGAACCTATTCAAACGAAAGGGTTCGGTCTTGGCAAGTACATCTACTGCTATACTCTTGCGAAAAAGTTCAAACCATATTTCGATGCGTGGATGGCGGAGCGCCAAAAGCTCGGCATCGAGTGCGAGTGGCTTTTCCCCGCCGGTACTACAAGTGAGCAGATGAGTGATACCACACTCAATAGCTGGGCTAACACATTTAGTCGTATGACTGGTGAGGATTTCTACTGGCATAGTTTGAGACATTACTTCACAACGCATCTTGCCAAACTCGGACTGCCCGATAATGTTATCCAAGATATCGTCGGATGGGAGTCTGCCGACATGGTTCGTGTCTATAAAGACCTGAGTGCCGAGGAACAAATTTCTCAGTATTTTGATGAAAATGGAGAAATTCGTTCTGATGCTCAAAAGTCTCTGGCAGACCTGTAACAGAAAGGACGGTATAAAGGATGGATATTAAAAGGGTCGATTTGATTCAACAGCTTGTGGACAAGCATGGTTATACGAAGAAAGCCGCGACAAGCATCGTTGATGATTTCACTGACATTATTCTTTACAATCTCGGAAACGGAGACACCGTTTCCATTCATAATTTCGGTTGCTTTGACATCTTAGAGCGCAAAGCTCGCAGTTGTCCGAATCCGCAGACTGGCGAAAAGGTCAATGTACCTGCGCATTGGATTCCCCGGTTTTACCCCGGCAACAAAATGCGCTTGGCTGTCAAGCTGTGGGAAGATAGTACCAAAAGGGGGCTGAGGTAAATGGCTGAGGCTCCAAGACGTAAAAAGCTTGAGAAGACCGTTGATGATTCGACGACCATTCAGACTTCCCAAAAGTTTTACTGTTGCAGATGCGGCACATCATACAGCCGGAAAAAGGGCTACTTCCCAGTGAGTCATAGCCCCATGTATCGCGGTTCTGGCTTTTTGCCAATGTGCAATGATTGCGTCGAGGATATGTACGAACAGTATCGCGCAATGCTCGGCGATGACAAGGCGGCTATGAAGCGTATGTGCATGAAACTCGACCTCTATTGGAACGAGGACATCTACGCAATGGTTGAACGCACGGCTGGCGTTCACTCTCGGGTTCGCAATTATATCGGAAAGACCAACATCATTCGCTATATCGACAAAACCTTTGACGACACGCTTGATGAAGAGGCGTTGCTTGAACCGGAAGAGACTCCTGCCGCTTCATATATCGCGCAGCCGGAAGATACTGCCGAAGCAGACGTTGACCAAGCCCTTGTTGATTTCTGGGGTGCCGGTTATACTCCAGACTTTTACCTTGAGTTGGAACGTCGCTACAAGGATTGGACTGGCGACAGGCAAGTCGTTGACCCAAGTGAGCGTGCACTGTACCGCCAGATTTGTTTGCTTGAATCCATTATCGCACGCGACAGTGCACAGGGTAAACCAATTGATAAGAATGTCAACGCGCTTAATTCTCTGCTTGGCAGTATGAACTTAAAACCGGCGCAGAAGAAGAACGATGTGGACGCTGAACTCGACAAGATGCCACTCGGTGTTGGTATCCAGAAATGGGAGTACAGTAGACCTCTTCCTGAAACGCCAAAAGAAAAGCGCGATATCCGTGGCACGATTAAGAATATCACGACGTGGTATCTTGGTCACGCTTGCAAAATGGTCGGCTTGCGCAACAGTTATTGCAAGATGTACGAAGATGCAATGGATGAGCTTCGTGTTAAACACCCAGAGTACGACGAAGAGGATGACGACTCCTTGTTGAATGATATCTTTGGTAGCGCTCAATCCAGCGGTGATATGTAATGGCATTGCCAAATCAAAGTAGACGCTCTCGTGTTATCGAGGGCATGGCGATTTGGGGCAGCTATTACCGCGAGAACATCGATATCTTTGTCGAAGAGTATTTGCAACTTGATTTTCTGAAATGGTTCCAGACTGCTCTTCTTGTAATGATGGACAGAAGCCGAACGTTCCTGTGGATTGCTGCCCGAGGAATGGGTAAATCATTCCTTATCGCCATTTTCGTAGTCATTCGTTGTATCTTATACCCCGGCACAAAAGTCGTCATTACATCTGGCACACGCGGTCAGAGTATTAACGTGCTGGAAAAGATACAAACAGAACTGATGCCTGTGTCTCCAAATCTTAGAAATGAGATTGATATGGGTGACACAAAGTTTTCTGGGCAGGACGCAAAAATAATGTTCAAGAACTCCAGTTATATCAAGGTCGTTACGGCTTCAGATAATGCTCGAAGCAACCGTGCGAACATCTTGATTGTGGACGAGTTCAGAATGGTTAAGAAAGATACCATCGACACCGTCTTGAAGAAGTTCCTGACAAGTCGTCGAATGCCTCCCTACAGAGACTTGACCCCGGCTGAGCGTAAAGCTGAGTACGCTAAGGAGCCAAACAAGTCCTGTTTCTTATCCTCTGCTTACTTCAAAGACCATTGGTCATACAACAAAATGCTGGATACATTTAAGCTGATGCTTGATGATTCTAAGACAGATTTTGTGTGCGGCTTCCCGTATCAACTCTCCATTCAAGAGGGACTCCTTTTCCCCGAAGACGTTGAAAGCGATATGCTCGAAAGCGACTTTAATGAAATCAAATGGAGTATGGAAATGGAAGCCATGTGGTTTGGCGCAGAGGACGGCTCATTTTTTGATTTTGACTCCATATCAAAGAACCGCCGTATCAATTACCCGATGCTACCGGATAAACTGACCGCCCTTCTTGGCAACAGCCAAAAGGTAAAAATTCCACCAAAGCAAAATGGCGAACGCCGCATCTTGTCTGCGGATATTGCTCTGATGAGCAGTAAGAAGCATAATAACGACGCCTCTGCTGTGTTTATCAACCAAATGCTTCCGACCAAAACCGGACGATTTATGAGCAACATTGTGTACGGTGACACCTTTGAGGGTATGCACACCGAAGACCAAGCTTTGGTGATACGCAAATTGTACGATGAGTATTCTTGCGATTACATCGTGCTTGACTGTACAGGTCTTGGTCTTGGTGTTTACGATGCTCTTGTCCGAGACATGGTTGACCCAGACACCGGAGAAGTTTATCCCGCATTGTCCTGTTGCAACAATCAGGAAATGGCTGACAGATGCACAACCAAAGGCGCCGATAAGGTCATTTGGGCAATCAAGGGTTCTCCAATGCTGAACTCTGAATGCGCGGTGCTTTTGCGTGAGGGCTTCCGTAGCAGCAAAATCCGGTTACTCATTACTGAGTATGACGGCGAAGCGCTTCTGTCCGACATCAAGGGGTACAACTCCCTCTCACCGTTGGAAAAGGTGACGCTTCAGAAACCATATGTACACACGACCTTATTGATTGATGAGCTTGTCAAGCTTCAACACGAGGAGTCCGGTGGTCGTGTTCGAGTCTATGAAAAGTCTGGGATGCGCAAAGACCGCTATTCCAGCTTGAGCTATAACTACTATGTCGCCCTGCAGCTTGAAAGTAAATATGGGCGCACAAAAACGGCAGACTTTAATGCGAATGATATATTCATGTTTAAGCCTCCGAAACTCAAATAAGAAAGGTAGGTGATATCTGAGTGGGCAAACAAACCAAGAAAACTAATGTTGACGGGATGATTGGTATCTCTCAGCGATTTGCAGTTTTGAATCGTCTTATCACGAGAGATTTGAACAACAACACCAGTGCTCCGACGTTCTCGCTGTATTCCAAGGACAATATCACGGAGTACCTTACAAACCCGTACACATATGAGAAGCAACTGCGTAAGGCTGTTACATACATTTATGGCGCAAGTTCTCATTTCCGCAGGCTCATCCAGTATTTCACTGGTCTTTCGGATTTCGCATACGTTGTCTCCCCATACCGCATTGACCCAAAGAGCGTAAACGTGAAGTCGGTCAATCGAAACTACCGTAAGGTTTTGAACGCCATGTCAGCGATGAATGTTCGTTCACAATTCCCCAAAATTCTTACGGTCTGTCTCCGCGAGGACACATTCTACGGAACACTGTGGGTAACCAATGACAATATTACAATCCAGCAGTTACCGTCTGATTACTGCGGTATTTCCACAATCGAAGGTAATGTATTGAACGTAACATTCGACTTCTCATACTTCGATGCGCACAGTCAATATTTGGAGTATTACCCAACTGAGTTCCAACAGAAGTACAAGGTTTATCAGTCAAACCGCCGCGCTCGTTGGCAGGAGCTTGATTCACCCACATCGTTTGCAATCAAATGCAATAACGATATTCTGGATTATTCTATTCCTCCGTTTGCCGGTATTCTCCGTGAGGTCTATGACCTCGAAGACTATAAGCAACTCAAGCTTACAAAGACAACGCTTGAGAATTACGCTATGCTCGTAATGACGCTCGGTATCAACGAAGATGGCGACTGGCAAATGGATTTGGACAAGGCAAAGGAGTTCTGGCGTAATCTCGACTCGGTCTTACCGGAAGAGATTGGCAGCGTTCTCTCTCCTATGCCCATTAGTAAAATTAGCTTTGAAAAATCAAACACAGGTGATACTGACACTATCTCTGAGGCTGAGCAAAATATGTTCACTGCCGCAGGCGTGTCCTCTCTCCTGTTTAACAATGATAAGGCGTCTGCAAATGCGTTATTGTTGTCTATCAAAGCTGACCAAGCCATCACGTTTGGAATCGTAAAGAGCATCGAGGATATGGTGAATCGCTTTATTCAGTCTCAGAGCTACGGAAAGAACTTTAAGGTTACGTTCCTTGATTGCAGTCCATTTAACCGGAAAGAGCTTGGAGATATGTACCTCAAGGCTTGCCAATTCGGTCTCCCATTTATCTCAATGTACGCAGCTTCTCAGGGAATGTCTCAAAGTGAAGTCGATTGTATGAGCTTCTTGGAGAACGAGGTTCTTGGGCTTGCGAGTATGTTTAAGCCATTGCAGAGTTCTTCCACATTAAGTGGCTCGTCTGACAGCAATGCTGCTACCGATGAAGGCGGTGCGCCGCAAAAAGACACTGGCGACCTAACCGACTCTGGTGAGCAGACTCGGGAGGACGGTGACGACTGGTGATGGAGAGATTCATCTATGTGATTGGTGAAGATGCGCGAGACCGTCTCGTTAATATGGGTTATCACCTATTAAGAGAGGACGAGGCGAAACATATTTATGTGTTTCTAAACCAAGACAATCAAAATTTTTCGTGTGCGGACATTCAGTTTGCAATGTCTGACACTTTGACCTTCTAACCCGCACAGATGTGCGGGCTTTATTATGCCCAAAGATAGGTGGTGAACTGTGACATGAGCGAGAGAACCATGAGAATCGTGTTCTCTTCTGGTATCAGCAATTTAGTTGAGAAGAATTCCTCTTTTGATAGTGGCGTCCTTCGTGTTGCTTATACTGGCAAGAATCGCAACAACAGCTTCATCAGCAAGGAAACCTATGAGCGCTGTATCCAGAGCATTTATAACTGCCCCATTGTGTGTAACTACGACAGAGAGACTGACACAATTGGGTCGCACGATATAGAGCTTGTATCCACAGATGACGGCGGCATGAAAATTGTCAACGTTACTCAGCCGGTCGGCGTTATCCCAGAGAGCGCCAAGTATTGGTGGGAGGAAATCGAAGACAATTCTGGTGTCCATGAGTATTTGTGTGTAGACGCTTTAATCTGGAAACGCCAAGAGGCGTATAGAAAAATCAAAGATGATGGCATTACAGACGAGTCAATGGAAATCTCCATCAAAGAAGGAGAAATGGTTGACGGGATGTACGTCATCAAACGATTTGAATTCACAGCGTTTTGCCTGCTGGGGACAGCAGAGCCCTGCTTTGAGTCAGCGTCGTTGGAGATGTTCTCATGTGACGGTTTCAAACAACAGCTTGCTGAGATGATGCAGGAATTCAAGGAAACATTTACTACAGCACAACCCTCGAAAGAGGTTGGCATACACCCACAAAATTATTCGGAAGGAGGAGAAGAGGTATTGGAACAGAAAGTTGCACTGATGGCAGAGTTCGGTCTGACTACCGAGATGCTTGATTTCAATATCGATGATTTCAGTGTTGAAGAACTGCGCGAAAAGTTTGAAGCGCTGAAGACCACTGGTAGTGAGCCTGCCGCAAATGCAGGTAACCCTGAGAGCTTCGCTCTGGAAGGACAGTTCCGCGATGAACTGTTTGGGGCTTTGGAGTCAGAAAAGGTCGAAACCTGCTGGGGAATGGATTCCCACTATTGGTTCTGGGATTATGACAGAGATGCGTCCGAAGTGTACGCAACCGATGTCACGGACTGGAACCTGTATGGATTCCCTTATTCAATGGATGGCGACCATGTCGTTATTGACTTTGCTGGCAAGAAACGGATGAAGCTGTCTCTTGTTCCGTTCGACGAGGGCGGTCAAGCCGACCCTATCAGCGGAATGTTTGCAAAGATTACTGAAAAGTATTCTGCAAACGATACGCAGTGGGCTGAAAAGTACCAGACCGCCTCCGACACGATTTCGTCTATGGAGAACGAGCTTGGCACTTTGCGCCAGTTTAAGACAGATACCGAAGACGCCGCTGCAAAGGGCGAACGGGAAAAGGTCTTCGCTCAGTTCGAAGACTTGGTTGGCGTCGAGGCGTTTGAAAACCTGCGTGAACATTGCACTGAGTATGCGGTCGATGTTCTTGAGGAGAAATGTTATGCAATCCGTGGCAGAAACGGAACTGCTGCAAAGTTCTCTGTTGAACCCAAGAGTCCCAAGCTGGTGGTTGAGAAGACCAGCGTAACGCCGGAGCCCTATGGTGGTGTTTTCACCGAATACGGAATTGCTTCGCGCAATCAACATAATTAAATAATAAACAAGGAGGAGTCGATTTATGGCTTATGCAGTTATTCGTACCGACCTGATGAGCGGTACTAAGCAGCCTGCTGACCTTGTCTCCCTGCGCTTCTATGATGCGTCTGGCAATAAGGCAGAGGTGGAAAACGGCGTTATCGTCAAGCTTCAGGGTTATGAGGATGGCGAACGCGAAGTTATGAAGGCTGTCGCAGCGTCTGCTGGTGATGACCTGAACGATTGTGCAATCGTCGCTGCGCCCGAGGTCATGTATGACGAGCGCAAAAAGAATTTGGACGAATTTATCAATGAGGCTGGTAAAGCCGTCCGTGGCTATATCCCTCGCAGCCGCAATGTTTTCTCCGTGACCAAGGAAGGTTTCGTTGGCGGCACCGCCCCCACCAAGGGCGCTGAGGTCGGTATTGGCACCGGTGGCAAGATTGATGCCGCTGGCAAGGGTCTTGGCGTCTGTGTGGACGTTGAGGTCGTTGGTCGCTATACCTACTATGCCATCAAGATTGGCAAAACCGAGAGCACTGCTGCTTCTGCCAGTGTTGGCGGCTAATTTTTGAGAGGAGGTAAAAGCTAATGGCTGAAATGAAAGATATCGTTAAGGTCGCTGTCGATGCCTATCATGGCAATGTTGAGCAGTATTCTGTCGGTCAGTCAATGGAGCTTCTGCATAAGGCTCTGATTGATGCCAATGGCGGCAGCACTACCCTTAACTATAAAAACATCCGCGACGGCAAGTGCAGCGGTCTGTTTACGCTGATTGAGGAGGTTCTCTCCCGCACTGTCGTTGAGGGTCTGCAGGGCGATGAGTATTTCAATGCTCTGGTTGATTTCCGCAATGTTGCCGAAGGCGACAAGAACATTTTCGAGGTTGAAGACAGCAATCTCTTTATCGTGTCTGAAGCTGCAGATGGTACGCAGGGTATTCGCCGTCAGCGTCTGAGCGGCATCAGCGAAGTTTCTATTCCTACCTCTTTGAAGGTTGTGAAGATTTACGAAGAGCTCAACCGCGTCCTTTCTGGTCGTGTTGATTTCAACACGTTCATCAGCAAGGTTGCCGAGTCCTTCCGCCAGAAGCTTCTGAACGATGTCTATTCTCTGTGGAGCACTGCTACTGCCGACGACTTCGGCGGTGTTACTTACTTCCCGACTGCGGGTGCGTATGATGAGGAAGAGCTGCTTGACCTGATTGCTCATGTTGAGGCTGCTGCCAATGGCAAGCCCGCAACCATCATCGGCACCAAGAAGGCTGTCCGTAATCTGGCTCCGTCCATTCAGGGTACGGATTCCAAGAGTGACCTGTACAACCTTGGCTACTACGGCAAGTTCTACGGCACTCCGGTTGTCGTGACTCCGCAGCGTCACAAGATTGGTTCTACTGAGTTTACGCTCGCAGATGATATGCTGACCATCATCGCTGGCGATGACAAGCCCATCAAGTGCGTGTACGAAGGTGACCCCATTGTTGTGATGGGTGACCCGCTGTCCAATGGCGACCTGACTCAGGAGTACCTGTACGGCGAGAAGTATGGCATGGGTATCGTTCTGGCTGGCGGTAACGCCGGTATCGGTCGCTACGAGATTGCCTGATAGACCATAAGCAAAATACGCGGGGCTCTTCGTGAGCCCCGCATTATGTATGAAAGGGAGATTTTACAATGGCAAATGAAAACGCAAAAACTCGCGGTGGTCAGCAGGCTACTGCACCGACTGAGTTAAAACAGGAAATGTCCCGCGCTGCAGAAAAGCGCCCGCTCGTCCCAAAAGATATTGACCCGCATACGATTATCACCGTCCGTAATGGTTTCCAAGGTCGCCTTGTGTACAGAAGCAAAAAGACGGGCGAACGATTCGTCTGGGATTCCTTTGGTGCAGAGCAGGATATGGAGATTGGTGAGCTTCGCAACGCTCGGAATTCAAACAAGAAGTATTTCATCAACAACTGGTTCATGTTCGACGAGCCGTGGATTGTTGATTATATCGGTATGAGCCAATACTACAAGTTTGCAATCGCCATCAGCGATTTCGATAAGCTCTTTGAAAAGCCTGTCGCTGAAATCGAGCGTGCCGTTTCCAAACTTTCTGACGGTCAGAAAAAGTCCATCGCATATCGTGCGAAGCAGTTGATTGCCAGTGGTGGCATCGACTCAAACAAGACCATTGCTACTTTGGAGAAATGTCTCGGTGTTGAGCTGGTCGAGCACGACAAGTAAGGAGCGTGATTATAAATGAGCGTTCCATATGATGTGTTCACGGATGCGTTCTTATCGAAAATCACAGAGTATGACTTTGTCAATATGCGTGATTTTGAAAGGAACAGTCTGATTGACGGTTACATGAAACGGGCAATTGCGTCCTTCCGAAAGATTTGCAAGTACGACCTATCCACAACCGGCGATGACATCATTCGAGAGTTTGATGTAGATATCCCCGACGAGGATTTGGATGAGATTGCAGACATTGTTTCTGAGGGTATGCTTGTTCAGTGGATGAAACCTTATACATACAAGCAGGAAAGTCTGGAAAGTGTTCTGAACACGAAAGACTTTACCACCTATTCCCCCGCAGAGTTGCTCATGCGTATCGGCAACGCATATACAGCCGCTCGAAAAGATTTTACGAATATGATGAGGGAGTATTCGTACAATCACGGGGATTTAACGGACTTGCACTTATGATGATTCAGACCACGGTTGGCGTGCCGATGGACGCTATGGTCTTGAATAATTACTTCCGCACCCTCATCAATCTTTTCTTTAAGATTCTTCCTATCAAGGAAAGCGGAGAAAGTTCATTGGATACCTATATGAGAAGTCTTCAGGCGGAGTTGCTTGGTTGTAAGGAGCTCATTGAGGCAATCCACGAAGACCCCTTGTTCCTGTCTTTGATTGCCATCCTGCAATACCTCATCGACAATCCATCTTGCGAAGTCTCGGTGGTAAAGCGTGAGGTATTCCGTGCAATTTCAATTTGCAATAAATTGAAATCACGATATGCCGTGCCGCAGGAGGTGTCAAAATGAACCCTTGGAACACATACCGTTCCAGAATCAATGCTCACGGCATCACAAAACGCGACTCTGTTTTGCAGCGAGAGCGAGCGTTTTTAAGTGCGAAGCTCCCTGCAAGCCTTTCGTACCATCAATTGACCGTAAACGGAACTGTGCGCAATATGGCTGTCATTAACTCCGACAACCTTAATCTGAAAACATTGTGTACAATGCCCGGAGAAGATTTGCCGCATGGCGGTTTGGTCGAGTGGATGGGTAATCACTGGCTGATTACCGAAAAAGATGCCAATAACGAACTGTACACGAAGGGTACGATGAAGCAATGCAACTACCTGCTTCGTTGGATTGCAGAAGACGATACAGTCGTTGAACGGTGGTGTGTCATTGAGGATGGCACGAAATATCTGACCGGTGAATACGGGGACAACGATTTTATTGTTGTGCGCGGTGATTCACGAATTTCACTAACACTTGCTAAGGACGAGTATTCCATTCAGTTAAATCGCAATAATCGCTTTTTGATTGATGACTATGATACAAAGAACGTCCTTGCTTATCGTCTCACCAAACCGTTTAAGCTCGGTGGAAGCTATAACGGAGAGGGTGTCCTTAACTTCGTTCTTACGGAGTGCAATACAGAAGACAGTGATAACATCGAACTTCATATTGCAAACTACTATGACCATTTCCCGAAAGAGAAACCGGACGAGCCAGATACTCCGTCCGGTGACGATACGCCAGATGTACCCGATGGAAAGAAGGTGTGGTTCTGATGCAACTGGAAGAATTTTTCGATTATAAGAACCAACTGATGAACGACCTCTTGACAAACGAGGAAATCGTGCGGCTCCTTGCTGATGACTGCAAGCCAGTCAGCGATGTTCAAGACCTCGTTTATAAGCAGGTATTCCCATATGAGTACATTCCAGAAACCATTGAGCACGGGCAGACATTTATCTGTTGCGACGTTGACATCCAAAAGTCTGTAAATAAGACTTTCCTCATTCCGGTTTTATATATCTGGGTCTTTAGCCACAAGAGCAAGCTCAGATTACCAAAAGAAACCGGAGGTGGGATTCGTACTGATAAGCTGTGTTCCGAGATTGCGAAGGCTGTTAATGGCAGTCGATACTATGGTCTCGGTGAGTTGGATTTATACGCTGTGAAGCGTTTTGCTCCCATCACAGATTATCAGGGGAAAGTTCTCACGTTCCAAGCAAAAGACTTCAATCGGACATTACCGACCGGCAAGCCAGTCCCATCCAATAGGAAAAATGGATAATGCCGACACGTCATTTACTGTATCAAAAAGACATCCCCATAAATGACTATATTCGGGTTATGATTCCGACTGTTGGCGAAGTATTGGAAAACGAGGATAGCTACTACAGCATGGTGTCAATGCTTACCGCTATGCCCATAGATATGATGGTGCAGCTTGATGATATCGGGATTGATTTTACGACCATTAACGAGTGGGAGCTCTTTCTCCTCTTGTTTAACTCCTTAAAAGAACAGGACACCTCACTAATTTTCGGAGACTTTGACCTAAAGCCATTCCAGCCTGCAATCAATCCGCAAAACGGAAATGTGATTCTGGTCAACAAGGCAACCGGTGTACGAATCGACCGTGCTCTGCATGGACAAATTGCCGGGGCTCTTAGGAAAATCCACCACCTTGAAAAGGACAATCGCAAGCCAGCAAACGGCGAAGCGAGAGAATATATGATTGAGCGTATGCGGAAGAAACTGCGCCGTAAGGGTATGCGAACAGCCGACTCTCAACTTGAAGAGCTGATTGTCGCCCTTGTTAACACAGAGCAGTACCACTATGGATTCGAGGGGACACGAGAACTCTCTATCTATCAGTTCAATGAAAGCGTGCGCCAAGTAATCAAGAAAATTGACTATGACAACAAGATGCACGGCATCTATGCTGGCACAGTCAGCGCGAAAGACCTAAGCCAAGATGATTTGAATTGGCTAACTCACAAATAGGAGGAATGTCTAAATGAATATCAATGATATCACCATCACCAGCCTTGAGACTATCAATGCATTTGACATCGTGACTGGTGCGTTCAAGTTCACTCTGGACGAGCTGCAGAATGCAACCATCGCTCAGACTCAGGAAAAGACCGACATCACCGGTAAGCAGGGTCGTAAGCTGAATTCTCTGAAGAAGAATAAGGCTGTCACCATCAGTGGCACCAACGGTCTGGTTTCCGGCGGTTTGCTCGAAATGCAGGTCGGTAGCGAGTTCGAGAACAAGAAGACCACGGTCAAGTGGACTGACTATATCACTGTTACCGGCAATGCTGCTACCACTTCTTATAAAGCCGTCGGTACGACTGGCAATGAGATTGAAGCTGTTTATATCAAGAATAGCAGCGATGGCACTCTTGGCGACACCCTGACTCAGGGCGCTGCTGTGGCAGAGGGCGTGTTCACTTACAACCCCGAAACCAAGGCGCTCGCATTCAACGAGGGCGATATTGCAGACAACACCGAAATCGTCGTGTTCTATATGCGTCAGATTCAGGCTGATGTTCTGGAGAACTTGAGCGACCACTACTCTGGCAAGTGCGCTCTGTACATTGATGCTTTTGCCGAGGATAAGTGCGCGAATGTGTACCGCATCCAGTTCTACATCCCCAAGGCTGACTTCAATGGCGAGTTCAGCTTCGAGATGGGCGACAACCAGACCGTCCATGCATTTGAGGCTGAGTCTCTGTCCGGTGCTTGCGGCACCAGCGGCGCTCTGTGGACTTACACCATCTTTGGTTCTAACGCTGAGGATGTTGCCTAAAGAAAGTAGGTGGTAAACATGGCAACTGCGGTCAAGAAATGTCGCGTTTGTGGCAAGGAGTATGAAGCCTGCCGCAGCGCAAATAGAGCCGCAGGCGTGTTCCGGTGGCAAGAGGTAGCGTGTTCTCCCGAATGTGGAAGTATTTATCTCCAGCAGATAAATGAATCCAGAGGCGTTGTTGATGCGCGGAAGAAGAGCAAGCATAAAAAGCCTATTGTTGCCGAACCTGTTGTTTCTGAGCTTCAGGTCGCAGAAGAGATTCTGCCGGATGAGGCGCCTGCTGAAATCGAATAAGCAAAATGGGAGGGTAGAGTAATCTGCCCTCCCTTTCTCTGTTAGGAGGCGCTATGGAGCGGAGCAAATTTAACGTAGATAAAGATAAAGAGAAACGAACTTACGACAATATCGTATTCGATAGCCAGCTTGAAATGAAATACTACAGGGATGTACTTTGTCCCGCAGTGGAAAGCGGCGAAGTAACTCATTTTGAGTTACAGAAAAAATATGAGCTGCAACCGAAGTACACCCACAATGGCAAGACGGTTTTGCCAATCATTTATGTTGCTGACTTTTATATGGAATTTGCAGATGGACACATTGAAGTAGTAGACACGAAGGGTTGCCCTGATAGTGTAGCAAAGCTAAAACGTAAACTGTTTTGGTATATATACCCAGACATTGACTATAAGTGGATTACTTATGTTCAAAAATGGGGCGGTTGGCTTGAGTACGAAGTGGTAAAAGAATTGCGCAAAGAAGCAAAGCGCAACAAGAACAAAAAGGAGGAACCCGATAATGGCTAAGTCGGAAAAGAAAATTTCAATCGCATCTCTGGATAAGGTGCTTAAAGAACAAGCGGTGGATATTGCGACAGAACAGTGGTTTGGTAACGAGGTCAAAATCAAGCACACGCTCTCTTTCTCGGAGATGCTGGCATTCGTTGATGACGTGGTGTCGAGCTGCTTCCATACGACTGGTGGCTATATGCCGGAGCTGCAGGAGTTTGTTGTAAAGAGTAATATCCTGACTCGTTACGCCAACTTCAATCTCCCAGATAATTTGGAGCATCGCTACGCCTTGCTCTATAACACAGACGCTGTCGATGTTGTGATTCGGCACGTCAACCAAAAACAGCTTGACGATATTTTAGAATCCATCTCTGAAAAGATTAGCTATCTTTGCGAGAGCAATATCGCCGCTATTGAGCGTCAGATGAATGAGGTCGTCTCTGCGTTTACCGAGCTGCAGAAGAAGACCGAGGCTATGTTCGCCAATATTACGCCAGACGATATCTCGAAGCTGACATCCGCTATGGCAGATGGTCAATTCAGCGAAGAGCGTCTTGTCGAGGCATATACAAACCAAATGTTGAAGGGTGATGCCGATGAGTCTGTCGAGCAAGCTAAACGCATGGATTAAATCTCCACAAGGGCAAGCTCGCCTCCAAAGCAAGCTGGAAGAATACAATCGGAACGGTGTTAAGGAAACTGCCGCAGGCGATTCGGTTATCCCCGAGACACGCATATATGAAGCTGCTGCAAAGTTTATCCAAGTTCTTCAAATGACGGCAAAGAGCTACGACCTGCCGGATTCGGTTATGAAGCATATTGACGGAATGAGCAGCAGTGGGATTATCCAAACTGGAGACGGGTTTGAAATCCCTTTGTACTTTGAGGGTGATTTACATCGTGATTCCCTCGAGAATGATTTGGGGTATAGCGGTATTGATAATATCGTCGCCCTTTTTAATAACGGATACCATGCGCAAAACTATGTATATGGTTGGTGGGATAACCACTCCCCATCTGGTGAAGCAGTTGGGCGTTCATTATACAATGATGATTATGCATGGGTGCGTAGCAAGAAAGAGCGCGATGCCCTGAAATTCATTCAACAGGCAATCAATGACTTTAACGGAAACTATGGTTCCGAGTACAACATCACTGCTGTAATTGCAGCAGACATATACGAACAATAATTTTTGAAAGGCTTGGCTTTGTGCCAAGCCTTTTCTTCATAAAGGACGGTGATGAATGATGGCAATGGATGCAGATGTACGGTTACTAATTGGTGTTGCCCGTGGCGGCGCTGACGGAGATAGCGAAGCGCTTATTCGCAAAGAGCTCAATGAAATCATGGGTAAAATCAAGCTCGAAGCCAAACTGGATAGCAAATCATTTGGTGAGCAAATCCGTAAGCAGCTTGATGCAATTAGTAAGAACGGCAAATTCTATGTCAACTTGTCAAAGATTAACATCGGTGCCGGTGCCATTGCTGATTTTAGACGCCAGCTAAACACCGTCATCAATACTCTCAACCTTGATAAAGGGACAAGCATTACGCTGACCGCAGAAGGTATCGGAGAGGTTAAGAGCAAGCTGAAAGAAACAGCAACGGTGACAGACGAAGCTGCCAGAAAGATGGCAGAGTTCAATGTCCAGATTGCTGCTATGAAAAAGCAGTCCAAGAATATCGACTCAGGTCTTGGCTCTTTGAGTAAGGGTGCAACTGCAGAAGAAACCGCCCAAGTAACTGCATTGCTTGAACGATACAAGGAATGGCAAGTTGAGTTTGAGACGCTTCGTCTTCAGGGCGTTGATGGTAGCAACGAGCGCAGAGAAGCACTTGAGAATGAAGCTGCTGCTATTCTTGCAAATATCCAGCGCATCAAGGAAGAGCGCGAGGCTACAGTAGAGGCATCTCAAGCAAAGGCTCAAGCAGAACGAGATGCACAGGCGGCTGACGAGGAAGCTGCAGCGGCTGAGAACAAAAAGAACGCTGTTATGAAGCAGGGCGTCATGCTCCTCACGCAGATGCAGAAAGCGGAGCAAGATTGGACTGCCGCGCAAAGCGGACGAAGCAGCGAGTATTATAACAATATTCGTCAGGGCACGGCATACTTACAGGAATATCTCGGTCAGCTTGAGCGTGGAGAAATTTCTGTTGAGGAATTCCAGCGCAAGCTCGCTGGTTTGCGTACATCTTTTGCTGAGTCATCAAATGCCATCAAAAACGCAGGTGAAAACACCAAGACGTTGAGTGAGCGTGTTGGTGGTCTTGCAGCTAAGTTTACGTCGTGGCTTACTGTTTCTCAGATTGTTATGAAGCTCTATTCTTCGCTGAAGAAGATGGTTACTGCTGTTATCGATATTGATACGGCAATGACCGAGCTGAAGAAGGTCACAGATGAAACAAGTGCCGTTTATGCCAAGTATCTTGATGATGCATCTGTTCGTGCCAAAAAGCTTGGCGCAACGATTGCGGATACCGTTACGGCGTCTGCTGACTTCGCCCGTCTCGGATATACATTGGACGAAGCCGCACAGTTGGCTGATGCGGCATTAGTATATAAAAACGTTGGTGATGGTATCGAAGATGTAAGCCAAGCATCTGAGAGTATCATTTCGACGATGAAGGCATTTGGCATTGAAGCTGAAAATGCCATGACCATTGTTGATAAGTTCAACGAGGTCGGTAACAATTTTGCCATTTCCTCAGAGGGCGTTGGCGAAGCGTTGCGGCGCTCAGCTTCTGCGCTTGCCGCTGGTAATAACACTCTGGACGAGAGTATTGCTCTTATTACTGCCGCAAACAGCGTTGTTCAAGATGCTGACGTTGTCGGTACGACAATGAAGACGGTCTCCATGTATCTCCGTGCAGCAAAGACCGAGGCAGAAGAAGCCGGAGAGAGTACGGAGGGTATGGCGAATAGCGTATCAGAGCTCCGTGAGGAACTTCTGGCGCTCACAAATGGTAAGGTTGATATCCAGATTGACGAGAACACTTTCAAATCTACCTATCAGATTATGAAAGAGCTGGCAGATGTCTGGGGTGAGCTTACCGATATCACACAGGCGAATATTTTGGAGCAGATTGGCGGCAAGCGCAATGCTAACGTTGTTTCATCAATGCTTGAGAACTTTAACGTTGCCGAGGATGTCGTCAAAACAGCAGCAAATTCTGCTGGTTCTGCACTGAAAGAAAACGAAAAGTATCTCGACAGCATCAACGGTAAGATTGCCGAGTTCAAGGCAACATTTGAAGAGCTGTCCATGAACTTCATTGACTCTGACTTTGTAAAGCAGGTCATTGAATTTGGCACTGGGCTATTGAATGTGCTTAATGCTCTTGCGAAGGTCATCGACAAGGTTGGCGGTTTGAATACCGTCTTGTATGTCACAGTCGGTATCCTTGCAACCATTAAGGCAGACGCAATAAAGACATTCCTCGTGACAACACTTCCGGGGGCTATTGCAAAGGTTACCAGCGCTGTCTCCACATTTGTTGCTGGATTTAAGCAGTTACCCACAGTAATCAAGGCTATGAATAGCCAAACTGCGCTTGCTGTACCGGGCACATCAAAGTTGTCTGTTGCACTCAAGACGCTTGGTATTTCTGCTTCTACCGCCCAGATTGCTGTTGCAGGTATTACTGCTGCAATTGGTGCTATCCTCTTAATCAAGGACGCAATCGAGAATGCTCGTACAAAACGGATTGAGGAAGCAGCATCCACAATTGCGAGCACCGAGGCAACCATTGAAAACGCAGATGCAGTTAAGGCGGCATATATCGAATATGAAAAGTATGCGAATCGCACAGACCTTACAGAGAGCGAAGAAGCATCTTTCAAAACAGCTATCGATAATGTTACCAGTGCTCTTGGTGATAAAGCAACTGCATTGGAAGGTGTAACGCAGGGTACAAAGGATTACACCGAAGCCTTGGATGGTGCCATCAAAAAAGAACTTGAAGAGGCTCAGCTTGCGGCGAAAGAAAAGCGTGTCGCTGCAGAGAAGAAGCTCCAAGACGAAACATGGTCTGGGTGGAGCGGCTCCCAAATCTCCTATAACATCCAAGATGCGTGGACTGATGAGGAGTATGTAAAAGCGAAAGAGGCTGCGCAGAAGATTGCCAGTGACTATTTGCGTGAAAAGACTTCGTCTGTTGGTCATGGTTTAGCTGCAACAGAGTTGGTGTTAGAACCGATTGATTGGAACGTTGACCATTCTAATATGGACGCCGTTGTTGACTACTATTATACGCTGCTTGACCTCAAGAACGAACTGCTTCGTCAAGACTTAACGAGCAATGACATTTATGATGCGGTAATCGAAAAGACTGGTATGCTCAAAGACTCTGTTGAGACATATGTTCAGTCTATCTATGATGAGACATCGGCAAACTATGTTTTACAGAACGGCATCCCGACGACAGTTGAGGAGCTTGAAAAGTTCAGAACATATCTTAATCAGACTATTGGTGATATGTTCAACTTTGACAACGGTAACGATTCGCTGTCCGACCTTATCAACGGTTGGCTTGCGGATAGTGGGTATTCTGACCTCTTAGCGCAGGCGGCAGAGTCTGCTACATCGGAAGACCCGTTTACCCCATACACAGCGAAGCTCGAAAAATTAACCGATACAGTTTCAACGTTAAAAGCCGCTTATGACGCATTAGATGCTGCTCAAGCGGATATGGCTACTGGCGCCGGTTTGTCAACTGATACTATCGAAGCACTCGCTTCTGCCAATGACGATTACCTCAGCTATCTGTATGAGGAGAACGGCGTCATTAAGCTTAACACTGAGGCATGGATAGAAAACGCTAATGCCAAGATGCAAGAGCAGATGGCTGAAATCGAGAAGGAGACTGAATCTCTCAAAGAGCAAAATGCTGCTCTCGAAGAAAAGAATCGACTTCTTGATGAACAGGCAAAGAGCGGCGAAGACTACTATGCTCAGTACGGCAGCGATGGTGGTGCCGGTACAGAGCGGTTAAATGCCGCCCGTGAGTATCGGGCAGAAATTGAAGAGAACAATCGTGTAATCGAAGAGAACAATCTGAAGATTGCCGAGAACCAAGGGAAGCTTGCAATTTATAGCAGTTTGTACGGCAGCATCACGGGCGACCTTGATGCTTACACAAGTGCGCTGAACAACTTCTCTCGGATTTCAAATACAATCAACTCTGTTTCCGATTCTTTCCAAACTCTTGCTAATTTGCAGAATCAGGTCGCTGACGGCTTCACGATGTCTCTGGACAAAGCGCTTGAGTTTGCGTCTGTATATCCTGAGATTCTGAACAATGCTACCGTTGCAGCCGATGGGCAGCTCACGCTAAATGCGGATGTTGTTAACTCGTTCATCGCAGGTAAGAAGGCTGAACTGGATGCCCAGATTGATAGTCAGATTGCGCAGCTTGAAGCAGATAAGGCTGTTTTGACTGCTAAAATGGAAAGTGCCCAAGCGCAGCTTGAGCTTGCGAAAAACGTTGGTGATGGCGAAGGGCAGATTTCCAAAGAGGTAGCTGAGTATCGAATCAATACGGGTAATGCATTGACGGCGGCGCTTATTGAAATGGGCGTTGAAGAGTCAAAGGCGTATGCTCTCGCTGCTGCAGCTATGGCAGACAATGAAGAAGAGTTTGCCCGCGTTGCAAAAGAGTGCTTTGAGAACATGGATGACAATGCTGCCAAAGCAGCATATAACATGGCGCACTCTATTTTCGTTAACGCCAACAATTCCTGCAATAGCATTTCCGAGATTGCTGCACAGGCACACGAAACCGCTCAGGCGATTGCTGCTATGGGAAGCGGCGAAGTTGCTGGCAGTAGTTCCAATATTTTCGGTGGCGCAGATGGAACCCAGACTGGTGGTCTCAGCCTTGATTTGTACAAAGGTGATTTCAAGGGGACAGATTACAACTATGAAGCTACGGCGGTTAGTCTTGATGACTATGTGTCACAGCTTGAATTGGATATCTCGTCCTACGAAAAAGCGATTGCTCAAATCGACGGTCAGATTGCTGCGCTCCAAGCGTTGAAAAATGCCCCGCTCAAGAGCTTCGAAAGTAGTTCTGGCAGCAATGGTGGTAGCGGCGGTTCCAGCAAAGAGGTTGAAGAATATCTTGCTGACATTGATGAGTATTACGAAGCAATGAAGCGGCTGGAATCTATCCAGCAGCGCCTTGCCAAGTTGCAGTCTCAAATTGAGTATGCTGATACGGAAGAAGAAAAGATTGCGCTCACCAAGCAGCTTATCAATGTTTACAATGATGAAGCGGATGCACTTGAAAATCTGAACAACCTTCGTAGTGAAACCATTGCCAATGGTAAGGCAGAACTCGAAGCTCTTGGATTCACTGTAAGCTATGACGCTACGACAAACGAGTTCATGGTTCATAACATGGAGCACCTTAACGAGCTTTATGGTGCTACTCAGGAAGAGACTAACGAACTCAGAAAGAAAACTGAAGAGCTCATCGATACGATGGAGTCTCTCAATGACTCAAATCAAGAGGGGGCTTCCTCTCTTCGCACGTTAAAGGCTGACATCAAATCTGCAAAGCAGTCTATTATTGATTACTTAAAGCAGATTGTTACTGCTGCGAGCGATGTTGTCGATGCATATCAAAATGTGTATGAGACGCTCCATAATGCAGCCGATGAATATGCCGCGAACGGATATATCACGATTGATACTTTGCAGTCCATCATCGAACTGGGTGCGCAGTATATGCAATACCTCATGGATGAAAATGGGTTGCTGGTTATCAACGAAGAGAACATCAATAAAGTTCTTGCCGCGAAAACACAGGAGCTTGCTCTCAATCAGGCTATGACCTACGTTGAGCGCCTTCGCCTTGCGTTGCAGGAAAACTCTATTGAAGACCTGAACAACCTTCTGTATGCTACTACAGAGGCTACAAACGCCACTTGGGGATTGGTGTATGCCAACCTTGCCTTGCTTGGATTGGACGATGACCAGTATCAAGCTGCGCTCCATAACATCAATGCCATTCGTTCTTTGGCTGATAGTGCTGTTAGCGGTATCGGTCAAACTGCTGGTAAGACGGCAGAGGAATTGAACGACATGAAGGACGGTCTCGATGACATCCTGAAGTACGTTATGGATATGCTCAAGCAACGTATCAACGACCAAATCGATGCGCTTGAGGATATGAAAGATGCCTATGCTGACATTATTTCCTTGCGCAAAGAGGCTCTTGAGGCTGCGAAATCAGAAGCAGATTATCAGGACAAGGTAGCTGAGAAGGTCAAAGAGCTTGCTAAACTGCAAGCTCGCATCAATGCCCTTTCCTTGGATGACAGCCGTGATGCACAGGCACAAAAGGCAAAACTCGAAGAGGAAATGGCTCAACTTCAGAAAGAACTTGCTGATACTCAGGCAGACTATGCGGTAGGTGCTCAGAAAGATGCGCTTGATGATATGCAGAAAGCGTATGAAGAGCAGAAAGATGCAGAAATCAAAGTGCTTGAGGACAGTATCTCTTCTTATCAGAAGCTGTATGACATGGCTATCGCTTATATCCAGTCCAACTGGAACTCGCTCTATGATGAGTTGATTGCTTGGAACTACCAGTACGGTGATGAACTGAGCAGCACTATCACGACAGCTTGGGAAAACGCTTTAGCTGCCGCACAGAGATACGGAAGCTATGTCAACGCACTGAATAGCATTGGTGCTGACATCGATGCCGCGAATGGTTCTGGCGCGAATTATGTTGTTGGGGAAACGACATACGACAACAGCTCTTCTAACGAGGAAATGATTCATGCCATTATCAAGGAAATGTATGCGAATAGCCAAGCCCACCATACTGCCAGTAAGGAAGAGAAGGCGCGGCTTGACAAGCGCAATCTGACCCTCGGCGCGATGCTCGGTCAGTATGGCGTAAATGCTTACCGTCAAAACGGAACGTGGTATGTGGATGGCGGTGCACTTCTGTACGAGAAGTATCGTAAGTACATTTACCACACCGGTGGTATCGCAGGTGACCAGCCGACTCTAAAACAAAATGAGATTCTTGCCGTCCTCGAAAAGGGCGAGGCAGTTCTCGATGCTAAGAAAGAAGCCGGTCTCTATCGCATTATTGATTTCACCACAGCACTGTCGGACAAGCTCAGCAAGTTGCTCACCCTTACGGACATGAGCCGTATGTTCGGTCAGATGCAAGGTGATGTTACGAAGGCTGCTTCTGCTTTCGCTCCAATCAATAACACACAGGCGCCCAGCGTGTCTTTTGGCGATGTTATCATCTATGGAGCGAACGAGGAAACGGTTGAGAAGCATCGTGAAATCAATCGACAGTTCACCAATGATGTCATCAAACAACTGAATATCAAACGTTAACGGTGTGGAGGGAGCTTCTGTCTCCCTCCCACTGATATTTTATGAAAGGAGATGGATGCGGTAAACCATGTTTAACTGTTATGAGTTTACTTTTGACGGAGAGTCCTCTGCAATGTATGGGCTTATGGTCTATGACATTGGTGGCAGAGGTCAAAGCGATGTGAGTTTTGGCAACAAAGCATCCATCGTCGAAACGAGAACAAACAATCGGATTCAGCCGATTTACTTTGGGACGAATTACCACAGCAAGCCACTTGAATTCAAGTTGGTTTTCGGTGCAGAGCGTGAACTCGACCGGTACGAGCTTGAAGACATCGCCTACTGGTTGACTGGACGTAAAGAGTACAAGTGGCTTTCTATCGGGCAACAGGACATGGAGCAGCTTCAATTTCGCTGCATGGTCACTGAGTTGACCCCTATCTCACATGGATGGTTACCAGTCGCATTTCAGGCGACCATTCAATGCGATTGCCCCTATGCGTATAGCTACCCGTTTGAAAAGCAGTACACGATTTCTGGCGAGACCACCATTCTGTTCCGCAACGAAAGCTCGGTGCGTGAATATCTCAAGCCTGAGATTTCGTTCGCACCTGCATCCAGCACAAGAACTTTGTCTCTTGTAAATCTGAATGATGACAACCGAGAGTTCAAGTTGACTGGCATTCCAAGCGGTGCATCTGTTTTCGTCAACAACAGCAACGGCATCATTCAAGAGCTCTCAAGCGGTTACAACTTATACGATGGATTCAATCTCAACTTTTTCCGTTTGGTTCACGGAGACAATAATATCAAAGTAACTGGTGATGGTGTGCTGACTATCTCTGGCAGGTTCTTATACAATGTTGCAGGATAAGGAGGTGTTGCGGATTGTATCTTGATTATTCCAAATTGGCGTTTGATAAAAACGGTACGCCCGAAACGCCTACGCTCGTCCTGAAGACAATGCATGAGGAAACCATTGGCGTTATCCCCGGCGTCTATAATCTAAAGCTGTCCATCAAGTTCGCAGAACCAAGCGAAATGACGTTCGATGTTCCTGCTGTCCTTGACGGTGAGAAGAACTGGATTTACGACGAGCTTGTTGGATATAAGGTCATCTACACCGAACACTATGGTATCTACGTTGTTATGAACCCGACGACAAGTGCTGACGGTATTTCTGATGTGAAACACGTTCAGTGCTACTCTTTGGAAAAAGTTCTCGACACAAAGAAATTCTTCCTTGAAGATGGCGACGACGGCAGTACGTTCAAGTTCTTCAATCAGGCAAACCATAACGACCCAGACACTATCATCGGCAGAGTCCTTGAGGTTGCCGATGGTTGGCATATGGGCTATGTTGCCCCGTCTGTTGCCCAGCGCTATCGCACATTCGATGGGTATGATGACTACCTCATGTCCTTCCTGTATGGCGATTGCCAAGACAAGTTCCGCTGTGTGTTTGTGTTTGACGCTTACGAGCGCAGTATCAATGTCTATGATGCCGATATCGAGTTAGAGACACTCCCCATTTATCTGGACTTTGATAATCTGGTTGAGAGCCTCGATATCGAAGAAGTGACCGATGAGCTGGTTACTGCAATCAGACCATATGGTAGTGACGATGTAGATATCCGCGAGGTCAACCCCATCGGCTCCAACTGGATTTACGACCTTAGTTATTTCATTGCGAACGGTGACCTCCCTGATGCCCTTGCTGCAAAATGGGAAACGTGGCAACGTACCGTTCTTAATCGCCAGACATACTACAAAGGCTTGGTAGCGTTACAGGCGTCCGCATCTTCCACATTACTTGCAACACAAGCTGCTCTTGCAGATTTGAAGGGCGAGCTGGATACGCTTACTGCACAGCAAAATGTGACAATTCAGGCGCTTGCAATGGAAACCACATCAACCGGCAAGGCAAACCAACAGAAGCTGCTTGATGAAATCAATCAGAAGATTGCTGCAAAGAAGGCTGAGATTGCCGCGAAAGAAGATGAAGTTTCTGCGCTTGAGGCAAATGCCAAGTCTTATACGGAGCAGATTCAAGCTGTGGTTAATGAGCTGTCTATCAGCAAGTTTTTCACAGATGAAGAGTACGCGATTTTGCGCAAGTACATCATTGAGCAGGATATTACCGAAGACACTTTTGTTGCCACAAGCGTTGATACAGCCGTATCTGGTAGTTCCTATTCGCTGGCGAACGAGACCATATCTATAAATGGTTCTTCTATTTCTGAGGTCGATTTGACCAACGAGTTTCAAAAGAAAATGTATGTACTTTCTGGTGGCAACTTTGCTTTCAGTGGAAGCCACAATATCACTGGCGATATTATTCGTGGCACACTGGAGGTTGGTTCAGACAACCAGTATGTGCTGAGTTTGTACGCAGGGTCAATCACTGTCAATACGACAAAGGCTTCAAGCGGCACAATCACGCTTGTCGGTTCGTTGTCATCTTTTTCATCTGACATCAGAGATGTGACCATCGATGAGGTAACTACACGGGAGGGCAGCAAGATTTCGTTTGTCTGCGGCACTGGCTCTATGTATTTGACAGCAAATGTCAGTGATTACCAAAAATACTCTGTGCAGTTGGAACTGTATGACTATGCGCTGGATGTTCTTGCAGATTTGGCTACACCTACATATGAATTTTCGGTTGACTCTGCAAACTTCGTATTTGCCCAAGAATTCGCACCGTTTCGAAACCGTTTGGAATTGGGTAAGGGCGTGTATCTCAACGTCGGCGGCAAGCAGACAATCACGCCATATATCATCGAGTTTGAGTTAGATTTTGAAAAGCACAGCAATTTCTCGGTTGTCTTCTCAAATCGTTTCAAGCGAAAAGACTATGTCAATACATTGAAAGATATGGTAGAGACCAGCTACTCTACCAGCCGCAGCTTCGACGCCAACAAGTATTTGTATAATCAGGCTGCAAATCAAGCTGCGTCAGTCTCGAAGTTTATGAAGAGCTCATTGGATGCGGCAGTCAATACAATTATTGCCGCCAAGAACCAGAGTGTTGTTATCAACGGTAGTGGTATCCATGTCGGAGGTGATTCCAAGTATCAGCTTCGCATTGTAGATAGCATGATTGCTATGACCGACGATAACTGGGCGACCGCAAAGCTTGCTATTGGTCTGTTTGCGTCCGACGAGGTTGGAACGTACTTTGGTGTGAACGCAGAGGTTATCGGCGGTAAGCTTATTGTTGGCAACAATCTTGTTATTGAGAATGAGACCGACGACGGTGTCATGCAGTTCAAGGTGGACTCAAGTGGTGCATGGTTGAATAACTCCACATTTGTTCTCCAAAAGGACAATGGTGGCAAGATTCTCATTGACCCTATGTATGGTATTGCTGCAGGCACAGGTGACCTGTACTCCGTAGATGGCACAACTGTTTATCCGTCATTTATTACTCTTGGTCGCAGCCGTGATAACATTCTGTTCGACGATGACGGGATGCCTCAGAATGCGAACTTCTATCTTGATATCGATGATGGCAGCGTCTATATCCGTGGTAAGGTTTCTGCTACCTCCGGTAAAATCGGTGGCTTCACTATTGAAGACGATTACCTCCATGCTGGTAGTGGAAGTGACTATATCGCCCTGAACGGTTCTGGCACAAATGCTAACTCCGCTTACGCAATGTGGGCTGGCGCAGCCGCTCCCGCATCTGCAAAATTCTGGGTAAAAAAGAATGGCGATATGTATGCGAAGAGTGGTACGTTTCAAGGTGTCGTGTCTGGCGCATCGTTCAAGGACAAGTCTGGCAATTCCATGATGAATAGCAACTATGAGTTCACTGCTGGATACCTCAATCTCAATGGACTGAATGTTGGAAACGGCAATTTTACAGTCGATGCCAGTGGTAATGTTTCTGTTCGAGGTAGCATCACAATGGCTGCTGGTTCATCAATCAACTGGGCTTCTGTCACAGAATCAAACGTTGGAAATAGCAGCTCATATCAGAGAGCTAATACCGCCTACAACCTTGCAAACACCGCGAACTCAAATGCAGGTGATGCATACAACTTGGCGAACACCGCTTTGCAGGCTGCATACGACAATGCATTGAGCGACAGAGATATCTTCAATATGCTTACTAACGGAAGCACGCGCTTTGGTATTTTTAGCGATTCAACATCGAACAGGCTATATATCAATGCAAATTACATCCGCTCCGGTACTATTGATGCTGATATTATAACGCTCGGCAGTGATTGGGGTGGCTTCAAGTGTGCACTTGGTTCTGACGGTACTGGTCGTTACACCTATGGTGCTAAAATGTATGGGTCTAATGAGGAGTTTTATTTTATCGCTACAAATGCTGGGGTCCGTATGCAATCCGATGGTGAATCATTTGTTGTCACAAGTACCCGTATTGTTGCAAGTACGGATATAGACACCTCTTCGGACAGGCGATTGAAAAACAATATCTCGTCCGACTTAGACAGGTACATCCCATTTTTTATGCGTTTGCAGCCGAGCGTCTATCGGTTTAATTCTGGTCGAAGTGGTAGGTTCCATACTGGCTTTATCGCGCAAGAAGTAGAAGACGCATTGCGTGATAGTGGTCTTAGTACGCAGGATTTTGCTGGATTAGTAAAGTGCTCCGGGCTGAATGATGCACATTCAAAATATACAGACGAGTATTCCCTGCGCTATGCAGAATTCATTTCCCTGAACACTTACATGATTCAGCGATTGTACCGGCGTATTGACGAGCTCGAACAGAAACTTCAAGCAATTGAAGCATAATAACTCCACGATTGAAAAGCACCCGAAGGCTTTTGTAAGGAGTGGCACATCCTATGGTGTTCCGCTCCCGATTTTATTTACCCAAAAGATATAAAGGAGAGCCATATGAAAGACGAGATTATGAATCGACTTGCCGCTGTTCTGAATGCATTGAACGCAGTTAGTGTAAACGGCAAACAAAACCTTGCAAATCTGAGTGGCAGCATTGCTGTTATCGAGGAGGTTGCCGCTATGCTGAGTGATGCTTCTATCGAAAAGGCTTCCGCAGCAGATGGCGAAAAGAAAAAGTAAAGGTGGTGAACCTATATGCCCTGTGATTACAGCCCATATACGTTACCGACCATTGACTTCGTAGCTGGAGAGACGCAGGACTTTGCGTTCTACACCTACTTCTATAAGAGCCACCAGCCGTTTGCGCTGAGTGGGTGTACGGCAAACTTCTCTATTGTTAGCTTTACCAACAAGACAGGTGTACCGATTCTTACGAAGCCAATGGAATCACATTTTAACGATGATGTCACCGCAGAAAATGTGTTGGCGGTCACATTAGACCCGTTGGACACGGTAGATTTGTGTGGTAAGTACATCTATCAAATCACTATCAAAGATATTAACGGTAATATCGAGATTCCCAAACAAGGCATCTTATTTATTACCAATAATATCAACAAGAGTTTCATCAGGCAATAAACCGGGGCGTATGCACCCGGCTTTTATTATGCCCATTTTTAGAGGAGGACAGATTCTATGAATACAACCTACTTTCTGAATTGTGCGGCAGGCAATATTTTCAACACGAAAACGTCTCCTGCTCTGCCAAAGACCTATTACATTGGCTTGAGCACCAGCGCCCCTGCTATCAATGGTACTGGTGTAAACGAGCCGTCCACAGATGCTGGCTATGCTCGTGTGAAGTTGAGTTCCCTTGGTGAGCCGGTTGACGGCGTTGTCACCAACAGTCAGGCTATTAACTTCAATGAATCAACTGCGAGCTGGGGCACGATTACCCATTTCGTTATTTACGATTCCGCCACTGTTGGCGAGGGCAATCTCCTGATGTATGGTACGCTCTCTACACCGCGTAGCGTTGAGACTGCAACCATTATGACCATCAAGGAAGGCTATCTGTCTCTGTCTGCTCAGAATCCCACCTGATAAGGAGTTGAGTCGCATATGGCAAAAGAGTTTGATATTTACCTAAACAAACGACTTACTGAATGCGACATTATCGTCTACTCCATTCCATTCCGTGATGGATTGACCGCGACGAACCGTATGATTTTGGAGAGCTGCCTTGAGAGCTATACCCTCCAGAAGTTCATCGCTGTTGAAACTGGCTCCGAGCTGGTCTCTCATATCGACAAGATGATTAAGACCTGTAATGAGCGGCTGCACATGGCATCAACTTGGGACATCGATTTGGAGTTCCAAACGCACTATGTTCTCAATCCTGTCCCAACCGTCATTGAGATTGCACCAAACGATGATTTGCAAACGCTTCGGAATATGTTTATGAGCGTTGAAGACAAACTGCAAATCACCGCCGCATCTATAGATGCTATGGTTGCCAAGTCGTTGGGCGAAGGCGGTTCGAGAATGAACATTGACGCTGAAGTGCGCCAGTCTCTCAAGAATAGTCTTCTCCGCCCTGCAGCGGCACTTCCAGTTGACACCAAGGTGCGCCAGATTTCAGAACAAAATTTCCTGACCATTGATGCTCCGGTCGAACCGAGTGCGGAAATCGTTGACCTTTGCTACCGTTTCTATACTGCGGCGGGGACAGCTATGCAGATTGCCGCCGCTGTCATTGAAACAGAGATTCACTTTTCTCTCGGTAGCGGCGAATCTGGAATTGGGCTCTCCGCAAGTGCAGATGGAACGGCAAAAAAGTATGAGGCAATACAGAGTACAGTCGAAATCCTTGCTGGCATCACGGAGAAAATCACACAATTTATGGCACCGGAAAAGGGTGGCATTTTGTTGTCAGCAGCAGCCACGCCAATCTTGAAGCGGCATAGACTGCTCAACGAAATGGACGCAGATACGCTGCTGACTTATGACGATATGGCGCTGGAAGACATCGACTACATTATCCTATAACGAACGGAGGTGACGCGAGTGATTTATATCAAGCTGGATGACAGTATGAACCTCGTTATCACTGTGAATGAACCGATTTATAGGGGCGACAACTTGAATCAGAAAATCATCTACCTGATTCCGTTGCAGGTCGGCGAAATCGATATGCTGACTGCGACCCCTTATTTGAGCTACATCCGTGCAGACGGTGTAGCTGACATCGTGCGGCTGGAACGCCAAAGCGAGAAATACAAAGAAGCCTATTACCAATATGTATTTCCGGTTTCTTGCCGACTGACAAAGTTCCCCGGAGAAGTTTGCTCATGGCTTCAAATCTTCTCGGGCACGCCGTCTAACCCGACCATCGCAAAGAGTGGCGAGTGTCTGCTTTATGTCGAGGAATCCAAGAACATGGACGACTATATCTGCGACCATCAGCTTTCAGCTATTTACGAGATGCAGAAGAAGACAGAGGACACGGAGAGCAATATGGACGCCATCCAAGAGGAGATTGACAAGCTCGTTAAAGATGATGACGTTATCCATTTTACAAGCAATAGCGGCAACGACCCAGTGGACGAAGATGCCGTGATTCAATTCTGATTGACGGAGGTGATATGAGATGGGCGTGAGAGTCGCTTACGGAAAGAAAGGTAGAATTTCCGCTGCAATTGCTTCCGGTACTATCCCAAAAGATAGTCTGATTATCACCAGCGACAACAAAGAGTCCGAACTGTATTTCTACGATGCGAATGGTGAGATGAAAAATATCTCCGAGCGCAAACAGTTTGAGACGTTAACCGAGGCACAGGCGTGGGTCAAGACCTACGATTGTGCTGGACACATTATTTCAGTGCATAACGGTTCTGATTGGGTTCCGTATATCGTTTCTGCTGACGGGAAATTGTCTCCCGTTAATACAGGCGACATTAGCGTTGGCGATGTCAAAGTGATTGATGGCGGCGCTGCGAACGGTATCCAATGAAACCATTCTGCAAAAATATTTTGAAGGAGGAAAGTTATGCCCAATACTACGATGAAGACCCAAATCCAAGTTCGGCGTGACACAACGGCAAATTGGCTTGCTAACAAAGACGTTGTACCTGCCGCTGGTGAGCCTTGCTTTGACTTGGAGCTTGGCACTCTCAAGATTGGTGATGGCGTTACCACTTATGAGAACCTGAAGGCTATCAGTGGAGCAAGTGCTGCCCATTATGAAGGCGTGAAGGCAGAGGGCGAAAGTGACAACGATGTCATTACTCGCGTTCTGACTGCGGCTGGCGTTACTGCTGAGAAAGATGACATCTTTGTTGTCAAATCTCTGATTGCCGATGGCAAGTATTCTTACACTGCCTATGTCTACGATGGCTCTGTGTGGGCTGCGATGGATGGAAACTACAGTGCCGAGAATGTTTACTTTGCCGATGACCTGACGTACACTGCTGCCATTGGTGTTCTGACCGTTCCGAGCTCTGGCTCTGGTACGATTGCCGCATCTGGCAAGAATGTTAAGGATGTTCTCGCGTCCATTCTGGCGAAGGAAAAAAATCCGACAGCAACACAACCCGCCGTGACCATTACTTGTAAGCAAATTGCAGCGTATGAGGTTGGTTCAAAAGTCACTCCTGCGTACACCGCTTCTCTGAGCGCGGGTAGCTATACATACGGTCCTGCAACTGGTATTACTGCTACCGCTTGGAGCGTAACCGACGGTACTGCTACCAAGGATACTGCCTCCGGTTCGTTCGATGAGCTGACAGTTGGCGACGCTACCAGCTACGCTATTACGGCTACTGCGACTCACGGTGAGGGTGCTGTTCCTGTGACGAACCTCGGTAATGAGTATGCCGCCGGTAAAATTGCTGCCGGTAATAAGAGCAAGGCGACAGGCAAAATCACTGGCTACCGCAACAGCTTCTACGGAACGCTGGAAGCGAAGGATGGCGAAGTGAACTCTGCACTTGTGCGTGGTCTTAGCGGTAAGAGTGGTAAGGCTCTGGCGGCTGGCAACAGCTTCAACCTCGCAATCCCCGTTGGCGCCATTCGCGTTGTGTTCGCGTATCCCGCAACGCTGCGTGATGTTAGCTCCGTGCAGGACGTGAATGGTATGAACGCGGAAGTTAAGACTGCTTTCACCAAGACCGTCGTTTCTGTCGAGGGCGCGAACGGTTATCAGGCAATCGACTATAAGGTGTATGTGATGGATATGGCTAACGCCAACGATACTGCAAACACCTATAAAGTGACAATCTAATATGGAGGTGACGCATAATGGCTGATTTTGGCAAACTGAATTTTGCGGTTTCATTTAATCCGCAAACTGCGTTCCCTCTGGACGCACGTTATTACTTCTCTTCTCTGAGTGCTGCTGAAGCTGCCGCCGCTACCGCTGTTGAAGTCGGTAGTTCGGACGGCACTTATTTTTATGGCGAAAATGTTTGCGTCGTAACGGAATCTTCCGCCGACCTGTACATTATTCAGCCGGACAAGACCCTGAAGGCAGTTGGTTCTGCCGTCCTTGGCGATGGCAAGTCCATCGAGATTGTTGATGGCAAGGTCGCTCTGAAGGGCTTTGGTTCCGCCACCGCAGGTCAGCAGCCTCGCATCAACGCGGCTGGTACTGCTATTGAGTGGTACACACCTGATACCAGCACCGTTTCCGGTCTGGCTGATACCGTCGCTGGTCATACACAGGACATTCAAAACCTCCAGACTGGTAAAGCTGATAAGGCTACCACACTTGAAGGTTATGGTATCACTGACGCTATGACCGCTACTGCAATCGCGGAGGCAATCAAGGCGGCTATCGCTGAGACTGGTCATGCAAGCTTCACGAAGGTTGATGCAGTCCCTGCGGCTTCTGAAGCCAAGGATAATGTTCTCTATCTCGTGATGAATGCAGATACCGGCTTCTATGATATCTACGCAAAGGTAGATACCGAAGTTGTTCGTCTGGATGATGTGAGTGTAAACCTCGACAATTATTCCACCACAGAGCAGATGAACGAAGCTATTGCTACTGCCATTGCCAACAAAGTTGACAAGGTAGATGGTAAGGGGCTCTCTACCGAGGACTTTACGACTGCGCTGAAGGAAAAGTTGGTTGCTCTGCCAGAAGGTGCAGAAGCCAATTACGTCAAGAGTGTTTCTGACGAGTTCACTGTTTCTGCAGAGGGTAAACTCGAAGTCAAGGAGGTCGCTCCGGCTAAAGTTACTGGTCTCCCTGATGCTCTGGCTGGTAAGGTCGATAAGGTTGCAGGCAGAGGTTTGAGTGCCAACGACTACACCGATGAAGAGAAAGAAAAGCTTGGCGGCGTTGAAGCGGGCGCAAACAAGAACCTCATCGAGATTATCAAGCTGGCTGGTGCCGCGTTGAACATCTCTGAGAAGGCAGTTAACATTCCATTTGCTGGTGATACTGCTGGTGTTGTCACCAGTTCCACCGGAGAGAATAAGGTCGCTGTTGCTGAAGACGGCAGCATGGAGGTTAATAGCCTCAACATGAACAAGCTGGTTCAGTCTGATGGCGATACTCTGATTCTCGATGGCGGCAACGCCTCTGTCTGATTCAAAACAAAATGAGCGGAGCTTCATGCTCCGCTCTAACTAAATCATAAAAAGGAAGGTAAGCGTTTATGGCTACCACAACTTTTAATACCCGCATTTCCCTGAAGTATGATACCTATGCCAATTGGGTTGATAAAAACCCCAAGCTGCTTGTCGGTGAGGTTGCGGTTGTTGTCGTACCTGCTGAGACTGGTGCCGTAGCGAAGGAGCCTGCGGTTCTGTTCAAGGTTGGCGATGGTTCTCATAAATTCAGCGAGCTGCAGTTCACTGCTGGTCTGGCGGCTGATGTGTACGATTGGGCGAAGGCGGCAAACAAGCCTACTTATTCCGCTTCTGAGATTACCGGTCTGTCTGATTACATTTCTGGCGAGATTCAGGATACCGATACTCAGTACAAGCTGGAAGTCGATGCGGACAATGACCGTAAGTTCCATCTGTACTCTCAGGCGAAGGGCACGAGCACTTGGAATCTGGTGAGCACTATCACCATTCCCGATGAGACCGTCTATACGCTGGCTGAGGGTACTGCAAATGGTACTGTCAAGTTCAACGGCGAGGACGTGAAGGTTCACGGTCTGGGCACTGCTGCTTACAAGGACGAAGGTGCTTTCGATGCGGCTGGCGCTGCTAATGATGCGCTGGAAGCGGCGAAGACCTATGCGAACGGCAAGGACGCTGCGATTGCTGAAGCAAAGAAAGCTGGCGATGATGCGCAGGCTGCCGTTGACGCTCTGGGTGAGCGCGTCGGTGCGCTGCCCGAAGGTGCTACTGCTACGACCGTTGTTGGTTACGTTGATGAGAAAATCGGTAAGATTCCTGCTCAGACCGACTATACCGTAACTGTCACTCCTTCTACCCCGGATGGCGTGGCAAAGCGCTACAACATCAAGCAGACGGCTACCAATCTGGATGTGAATATCGATATCCCCAAGGATATGGTTGTTGAGTCCGGTACGGTTGAGACAAAGGCTGAGGCTGGTGCATGGGGCGAGGCTGGTACATACCTGCATCTGGTTCTTGCCAATGCGACCGAGGATGATATCTACATCAACGTCGGTAGCCTGATTGAGTACGTTACTTCTGGCTCTAAAGTTGGAGACCAGATTGTGATTGATGTCAGTGCTGACCATAAGGTGACAGCTACTCTCACTGAGGGTTCTGTGACTCTGGCTCAGCTCCATGCCGACGTGCAGTCTGCTATCGGCAAGGCGCACAGCCATACAAACAAGGCTGAGCTGGACAAGATTGTTACCGGCGATAAGGCGAAGTGGGACGCTGCTGAGCAGAAGGCTCACGAGCATGGGAATAAAACTATTCTCGACGCTATCTCTCAGGATAAGGTCGATGCGTGGGACGGCGCTGTTACTAAGCAGCATGAGCACGCAAACAAGACTGTGCTTGACGGCATCTCCGCCGAGAAGGTTGCGGATTGGGACAGCAAGGCTGCTGGCAACCATGAGCACGATATTACCGAGCTGAAGCAGGCTTCCGGTTATATTGTGTTCAACTGTGGCAGCGCCTCTGTTAACATCTGAGCATAAATAAAACACAAGCAACCCCGTCGTGTGATATGCACGGCGGGGCTTTGCTTATAAGGAGGCTACTGTATGGCTGAATATAATGCACGAATCAGACAAAAGCGAGACACGAGCGCAAACTGGACTGCAAAAGACCCAGTTCTTTTGGATGGCGAAATCATCATTGTTGATACAGCCAGTGGTAGCGTTCGTAAGAAAGTTGGAGACGGCACAAAGAAGTATTCTCAGCTCCCCTTTGATGATGAAGAGATGCTGACTGCTCTTGCTGAAAAGTGTGATGCAAGCAATGCTGTCGCCACTACGTTGACCGCAGCCGGTTGGTCGAGTGGACAACAGACACTCTCCATTGCTGGACTTGGCGCAACGCAGAATGGCGTTATCGGCTTGTCTCAAAGCATTACCGACGAACAGCTCTCTGCTGCGTCTGAGGCAGAAATGTATATCTGTGGTCAAGCGGCAGGCTCTGTAACGATTGCCGCAAATGGGACTGTACCCACTTGCGATATTCCGGTCGTTGTTATCCTGCTCGGTTGAAAGGATGGTGCAGTCAATGAGTAATACACCAAACTACAACCTCTATTTGACCGATGACAGTTCAACTCGTTTTCAGGAATGGCGCAACCAGATGAACGGAACTGAGGATTCCAATATGGTAAAAATCGATACCGCTCTTGGTCAGAAAGCAAACAACAGCGTGGCAGTCAACGCCACGCTGCTTGCATCTGCGTGGACTGGTGTCGATGCGCCCTACACGCAAGTCCTTACGATTAGCGGTCTTACTGCTTCGCAAAACGGAACAATCTCTGTTGCTCACAATGCGACTGCAGAACAGCGCGAAATCGCTCGTGAGGCAATGCTCTCAGTTATCGGACAGGCTGATGGCACTTTGACCATCGCTGCTGATGGCGAGATGCCAGAGCGTGACATTCCTGTTTACATCATTCTCTTAGGTTAAAGGAGGGGCGTAAAATGCCTATTTTATCTAACTTCCCCGGCGGCGCAGGTTCAGGCAGTGGTGGTCTGACACTTGCGGCTGTCTCCGGTATTACCACGCAGGTTTCTTCTGGGAAAGTCTATGTGAAGTGGACTGACCCCGATGACCTCGTTGTGGCAGGTTCTACGATTGCTGCTTGGGGCGGCACCCTGCTTGTTCGTAAGGCAGGCTCCGCGCCTACAAGCCGTCGTGACGGCACTATCGTTCTCGATAGTAAAACACGAGATGCTTATAAGAATACTTACTTCTGTGACAGTGGTCTGTCCAACGGAACGAAGTATTACTATAAGTTCTTCCCATATACAACTGCAAATGCCTACACTGACAGCACGGATGACGAATTCAATGCGATTCCGACTGTTCAGGTTGCAGGCATCACAAGCTGGAATGTTACCGGCATGAGTGCTTCTTCTGAAGCAGGCAACGGTAAGATGACCGTTAAGTGGACTGACCCTTCTGCTTCTATCTCTGCCGATGGCGTGACTCTGGCATCGTGGGCAAGCACCACAATTGTTGTGAGGAGCGGCAGCTATCCTACAAGCAAGGATGATTCCAGCGCTGTTTATACGCTAAAGGTCACGACACGCAACCAATATTCCAGCACACCGTTAACGATTACCGGTCTGACGAACGGAACGAAGTATTACATTGCCTTCTTCCCAGAGACCACGGACGGCGGCATCAACACCTCTACGTCTCAGCGGACGACTGGTACAGCAAACCGTATCACGATTGCGAATGTGCCCGCCCAGAGCGGTACACTGACTTACAATAAGTCCTCTCAGTCTCCAAGCTGGAGCAATTACAACACGACTTATATGACGCTTGGTGGCACGACTTCCGGCACGAACGCAGGTAGTTATACTGCTTCGTTCACGCCAAAGACTGACTATCGCTGGTCTGATGGAACGACTACCGCCAAGAATGTCTCGTGGTCTATTGGCAAGGCAACCGGTACGCTGACTGTAACGCCTTCGAGCATTACACTGAACTCTTCGGCAAAAAGCGCAACATTCACAATTGGCGGCAACTATGATGGCACACTGAGCGTGGCTTCCAGTGCGACGGGCGTTGCCTCTGTCTCTCGAAGCGGAACGACAGTTACTGTGTCGAGTGTGGGAAATACCACTGGTACTGCAGTTATCACTGTAAGCTGTACCGCTGGTACAAATTATAGCGCCCCTGCAAATAAAACGGTTCAGGTTACAGCGACATTTGTCACAAAAGTTCTGAACGAAAACACTTGGGAAACTATTTCTGGTGTTTCGGCAGACAGCACGGGCGCAAGCTACTGGGCAGTCGGTGACCGTAAAGCTGTCGCTGTGAGTGGAACTGTTGGCACGCAGTCTGTGAGTGGCACTTACTACGTTTATATTATCGGCTTTAACCACAACGGTGCAACCGGTATTGACTTCGGTACGTTCAAGACTGCACTGAGCGGCGGCACTGACATCTGTCTCATTGATGCTGGATATGGTAACAACTACACCAACGGCACCAAGTATTTCAATATGAACCACAGTTCTAACACCAACTCTGGCGGTTGGAAGGGTTGTGACCTTCGCTACGATGTGCTTGGTTCAACGAATACGAACGATGGAGACGCTACCGCCACGACTGCGACCAACCCCGTTGCAAACACCTTGATGGCAGCACTCCCGTCTGACCTTCGTGCTGTAATGAAGCCGATGACTATTTACACGGACAACACGGGTGGCGGTTCGAACACTGCATCCAATGTCACTGCATCGGTGGACTACCTTCCGTTGCTGGCTGAGTATGAGATTTTCGGTACGCGCTCCTATGCAAACTCTTCTGAGCAGAACCATCAGGCGCAGTATGCTTATTATTCCGCTGGAAACTCGAAGGTGAAATACCGTCACAGCGCAACAAGTTCCGCTGCTTGGTGGTGGGAGCGTTCTCCTTATTACGACAACAGCAGCTACTTCTGCATTGTGTACACGGACGGCAACGCGAACAATAACAACGCAAGGAATTCCAATGGCGTCGCCCCGGCTTTCCGCGTCTAATCTTGCATCATCAGTATCAAGCCCACGGAAGTGGGCGTGTTCAAACCATTAAGGGAGAGGGACGGTACACCCTCTGCGGTAACTGCAAGGGAACCTCGTCCCCCTCCCCATCCTATAATCGGCAAAGGTACACCCTTTGCGATTAGGGGTGAAACGGCTTGCGAATAGTGTATTCAAAGCTGATAAATCCAAGAACGAAAGGAGCATCTTATGTCAGTCCTAAAAGCACACAGGTCTGAAAGTAAGGCTGAGTTCGTCAATGTGGCGAACAAAATCTACATCCAAACCATCGGTTTCCTGTCGAGGTTGTCATCTCGATATTCACGACTCGTATCCAAATCTGTGGCAGAGCTCGCCTCAGAAGTCGTAGACCATGCAGAAAAGGCAAACAGCATCTATCCATCTGATGCAGCACGAAAAGAGCTACGCAAGCAGCATCTGCTTGAAGCACGAGCCTCCCTGATGGCGCTCGACGTCCATCTCGCGCATTGCTATGACTTGATGATGACGAACCCGTCTGGTTGTTTTACGACCGGCAGCGGAAACTCTGTCGGTGCCTCAGACGCAAAGAAAAAGTTGGAGCACATGGCGCAGGAGCTTGGTGATTTAATCGATGCAGAAAACGGTCTTTTGACCAATGTGTTGAAAAGCGATAAGAGCCGGTAAACGTCTATGAAATTTTATGGGTGTATTTCTGTAAAACCTGTCGGTTGGGAGTTTTTAGCCTCTCTCGGTTCCGCTGCTTGGTGGTGGGAGCGTTCTCCTAATTACAACAACAGCAACAACTTCTGCAATGTGAACACGAACGGCAACGCGAACAATAACAACGCAAGGAATTCCAATGGCGTCGCCCCGGATTTCGTAAACCAGAAATGGTCTGGGTCAATCGTAGTAGCCCAAAGGGTGAACTATGACCCTTACGAAAGGAGAAATACTTCCCGTGATGAAAATCCGAAACTACCCTTCGATATTTTGACACGAACGCCGCCGGAGTTTCCGTGCGTGCATGGCGAGGGATGTATCTTACCCCGTTTCATGTGTCACAAATTAAGCAGATTAGACGATGCCCTACAAGATATCTGTACGGAGGGTGAATAATTTTTATGAGTAGACGTAAAGGACGTTACGAAAGGCGCAAGGCAAGGCGCGAAGAGAATAGATTGAAGCGCGTCATCGCTGTCGGTGGTCTGCACGATGTCTTTGGATACGATGATATGTACAAAGCTGGAAAGAAATGCTGCAACGGCGTTCGATGGAAGAACAGCACGCAACGTTTTGAGATGCACCTGTTCTCTGGGACGGCACGCAGACGACGCTTATTGCTTGAGCGAAAATGGATTCCGGGTGCCTATGTACATTTCACGATTTCAGAGCGCGGTAAGACGCGCCCTATTGATGCACCGAGAATCCAAGACCGTCAAGTCCACAAGGTCTATACCAAGAAGGTGCTTCTGCCGTTGTATCGCCCTGAGATGATTTATAACAACGGCGCCAGTCTCGAAGGGAAAGGCTTTGAGTTCTCAAAGAGAATGTTAAAAGATGACCTTCGATGGCACTTCCGTCGTTATGGACGTGACGGGAATGTGATTCTGATTGACTTCAAACAGTTCTTCCCATCTGTGTCGCATGAAGAAATCTTCAAGCGGCATGAGAAGTTCTTGCTGAACCCAGACATCAGGAAAATCGGAAACGACGTTGTGAACACCGTTTCTGGTGGAGCGGGTCTACCTCTTGGCGTTGAACCAAGTCAAGCAGAAATGATTGCGTTTCCGTCTGCACTGGATAACTTTATCAAGTGCCAGCTCTCTATCAAGTGCGCCGGTCATTACATGGATGATTACTACATCATCGTTCCGCCTGACCGAGACGCCAAAGAAATCATGGCTCTGATTGTTGCAAAGGCAGAGAGCCTCAAGCTGACTGTTAGCAAATCAAAGTCAAGAATTGTTCCGCTTACAAAACCGTTCCGTTACTGCAAAGCAAAGTTTACTTTGACCGAAACGGGTCACGTTGTGATGAACGGGAACCGCGATGGTGTAAAGCGGGCACGAAGAAAAATAAAAGCATTCCGCACAAAAATCCAGAATGGAGAAATGTCATACGACGACCTCTGGACTTCCGTAAACGGAATGCTTGCATACTTTGAGTCCTATGACGACCACAAGCGTGTGCTTCGGTTGCGTAGGCTTTTTTATTCGATTTTCGGCTTCTCGCCGGAGCGAATTGAAAACTTTAGAGAAAGAGGAAAAAAGGATGAAATACGTTGTGCATAGACGCTTCAAGGACAAAGCAATTTGCGGTGAGGTAAATCTCCCCGCTATGACTGTATGCGAAGAAAACGGTGGGTATATCTTCCACAACGACAAGCTGCTCTGCGTTGTAACGAGTGAGAACGCACATCAGTTCTTTGCTCGTGACGATGACGGCGCGGGTATGCTCCGTGGAAAGTTGACACAAGCCATTCAAAAGACGCTCGCAAAGCGCGATGCGAACTATCAGAACCGGTGGGACAAGGTTTGGGACGACCCTGCTTGTCAGCCGTACAAGCGCATCGAGTACGCGGACTTCTGGTTGTGGAACCACGATTTCTTCAATGCCGATATTGATACGCTCCGACACATCGCAAAGTTGGTAGGAGCAAAGGAGGTTGCTTAAATGTATCGAATTATCACACTGGATGGAACTGAGCTTGGTATGACCGACTCTGTTCTGTACATCAAAATCACAGAGAGTGGCAGCTTCGCCCCGACCACTAAAGACGAAGCCATCGGCGTTGCCTTTAGAAGCACGCCTTACAATCTTGTAGGTCATTCTGATATCGAGGGCGCTGACACCGTAGTCGTTGCCAAATGTGACGGTGGCGCTCTGGTTGCCCATCAGCGTGACCTCGTTGACGAATTGATTCTTTCTGCGCTGGAGGTGTAACCGATGAAAGAAAAACTGAAAGCTATGTACCAGTTTGGCGTTATCGATATGAATGGTCTTTTGAAGGCTGTCGAACGTGACTGGGTCACGATGGAGGATGTAATTGAGATTGTCGGAGAGGATAACTCTCTTGCTGTTATCAAGGCAGCAAAGATTGCAGAAATCTCCAAGAGTTGCAATGCCATCATTGTTGCCGGTATTGATTTGGAACTGACACAGGGTGCTGTTCATTTTAATCTTAGCATCGAAGACCAAGCAAATATCGCAAACTTGTTCCGTGTCGTTGAACTTGGCGGTACAGAGTTCCCGTATCAATCGGATGGTGGTGTCTGCCGTCTCTACACAGCCACAGAAATTACCCAAATCTACATTGCGGCGCAAACCCTTATTACAACTCAGACCACTTATCACAATGCTCTAAAGGCGTATGTACAGTCTTTAGATGGCGCTGAAGAAATCTCCGCCGTCACATATGGTATGACTCTGCCTGAACCGTATCTGTCTGAGATGAACGCAAAGCTCGCTGTTGCACAGACTCAGATGAACGCTATCATGGCAAAGCTCGGCAACTGATATGAAGCGGCTAAAGATATGTCTCAAGCTGCTCGTGCTTGCTGTTATCGGCGGCGCAATTTATGTCGGCATTGAGATGCTTTGGCGTGGGCACAGTCATCCATCCATGTTTATTCTCGGTGGACTGTGCTTTGTTTCTATTGGCTTAATCAACGAGCTCTTCCCGTGGGAATTAGGAATCGTGTGGCAAGCCTTAATCGGCGGAACAATGGTGACCTGCCTTGAGTTTATCACCGGCGTTATCGTGAATATATGGTTGAAACTGGGCGTCTGGGATTATTCTGGACTCCCTCTTAACATTTTGGGGCAAGTCTGTCTACCGTTCTATTTTGCGTGGGTTGGCTTATCTGTCGTGGCAATCGTGTTTGACGATTATCTCCGCTATTGGTTTTTTGGCGAAGAGAAGCCGCATTACAAGATTGTCTGATTATAAAACAATGCTTTTATCAAGGAGGTGGTTCGCATGAACGCCGACGAAAAAATCTGGCGCTATTTGAAATCTGCTGGTCTGAATGATTTCGGCGTCGCGGGTTTGATGGGGAATCTTTTTGCAGAGAGCGGACTGAATCCCAAGAACCTCCAAAATACATACGAGAAGAAACTTGGCATGACTGATGAAGAATATACTGCCGCCGTCGATAGCGGCAGTTATTCCAACTTTGTGAAAGACAGTGCCGGTTACGGATTAGCTCAGTGGACGTACTGGTCACGCAAGGACGCTCTCCTTGCCTCCTGTAAAGCCGCAGGAGCGTCCGTTGGGGACATGGATGCCCAGCTCAACTTCCTGCTTAAAGAGCTGTCTGTGGGCTATTCTGGGCTGCTGAGCACCCTCAAGAGCGCATCGTCTGTCCGTGAGGCATCCAATGCTGTTCTTCTCCAATTTGAACGTCCTGCCAATCAGGGACAGAGCGTCCAAGAAAAACGAGCCAGCTACGGACAAGCTTATTACGACAAGTTCGCTGGCAAAATCCAAATCAATACACCAGAACAGGAAGGAGGATGCAAGTTGAAAATTGTAGACAACCTGACAACGGTTAACTTCCGTTCAGGCAACATGACCCCGAAGTACATCGTTATCCATTATTTCGGTGCACTCGGAACGGCGAAGGGCGTCTCTGAGTATTTCAAGACACCGGGTATTCAAGCGTCTGCCCATTATGCGCTTGACGAGGGCGATACCATCTATCGCTGTGTCCGCGATAAGGACATCGCATGGCACTGTGGTGCGAACAAGTACAAGCACCCTGAGTGCCGCAACTCTAACTCCATCGGGATTGAAGCACGCCCTTCCAAAATCAATCGCAAAAGGGTTATGGCTTCTGATACCGATTGGTATTTCGAACCAAAAGTTGTGGACAACCTCGTATGGTTGACAAAGAAGCTGATGGCTCAGTACAACATTCCTGCCGACCACGTTATCCGTCACTATGATGTGACTGGAAAACTCTGTCCGAGACCGTGGTGCTGCGCCGACACGAACGTCTATTACAAGACGAGCGGCGACAAGCAGTGGGAAGAGTTCAAAAAGAGAATCAGCGACGGCAAAGAGGAGGATGAAGATATGACTCTGGACACATTCAAGGAACTGATGAAGGAGTACCGTGCAGAGCTGCAGGACAATGACTGCGGCACTTGGAGCAAGGAGGCTCGTGAGTGGGCTATCTCCAACGGTCTCATCAATGGCACTGGCACTGAGGTGAATGGTGAACCCAACTATGCTTGGGCTGACCAGCTTACCCGTGAACAGGCTGCTGCTTTGTTCTATCGTTTTGCAAAACTGATGGGTAAAGCGTGATGGCTACATACAGCGGCAGCAGACAGCAAGCAAGGCGAAGGAGAAAACGCACAAGCAAACAGGACGCTTTTTCAAAAAAGCTGATTGACGATATCCGCTCCCTTCTGTGGATTGTTACAGTCGGTGGGTTACTTTTAGCGTTCTATTGTGTAAAGCGGAACTATACCGGAGCGCTGCCGTGGATTGGGGCAATGGTTGGATTGCCGTGGTCGGCACATGGCGTGGTATGCGCATTTTATTTGAACCTGTGTAAATCTGACCATTCTGCTGGTGGTATCACATTCGAAAGCGCAAAGGCAAAAGGCTTCGTCGAAGACCCAAGCTGGGAGAGTCCAGCAATCTAAGGTGAAGGGCGGCACCTGAAATCCGCCCCACTACCTTTTAGAGAGGAGTTTGCATATGGAATTTATTGTGGAGAACTGGTATGTAATTGTTACTGGCATTGTGTTTATCGTTGGCGGCGTTATGGCTGTCCTGCGTTGGCGCAACCTGTCTACCGACAAGAAGTACGAGCAGATTCGTGGATGGCTTCTGCAGGCTGTTCTCGGTGCCGAGCGCGAGTTCGGTTCCGGTACGGGCAAACTGAAGCTGTCTTCTGTTTACGACAAGTTCTGCGAGCGTTTCCCTTGGTTGGCAAAGGTCTTGCCATTTGAAACCTTCAGCAAATACGTTGATGACGCCCTTAGCGAAATGAAAGACGTGTTGAAACAGAACTCTGCTATTGCCTCCATAGTGGAGCCGAATGAAGGGAGCAAATAAAACAGAGGAGGTTTCTCTTATGACTGAGCAAGAGACCGTCATGCTGATTGAGACCGAGCAGAGATGCAAGTCCAATACGCACAGAATTGACAACTTGGAAGGTGAGCTGAAGGAAATTCAGAGCGAGCAGAAGGCTATCTACAAAATCGCTACTTCCGTCGAGCTCATTGCGCAGCGTGTCAGTAATATCGAAGGCAAGGTGGATGACACCAATCGCAAGGTAGATGCACAGGCAAAAGCGTGGCAGGAAACCGAGCGTAAGCTGTCTGAGAAAGTTACTGAGACAGAGAATCAACCGTACAAGCAGATTGCAAAGAATGTGAACAGCGTCAAGGTCGCAATCATCACTTGCATTTGTACTTTGCTTGTGTCGGGTATTATCGGAGCAATCATCGCATTTGGAAAATAACATCTGAGAATATTTTGTGGGTGTAAATATTCTTTGAAGGCGGCAGCAGGACTGCCCGCCGCAGCGTTGAAGCAAGTGATGGGGTCAGCATCCGTACACTTGTGGAGCTTGACCGAGGGTTATGCGGTTCCCACAGGCTGACGTAGGAGAAATCCGAAAGAAAACGCTAACAGAAAATTCATTTGACAAATGCCGATGATAGAGTCTATAATAATAACACAAGGGACGCCTGCTACCAACAAGCGCCCCCTGCGGTGGAAACCCAGACGGTTGCCACAAACATACATTCTTACTGGGAAGAGGGTTTAACCCTCAAACAACAGTGAGCCGCTCTGCTTGCGACAGACGGCTCACTTCTTTCTGTTACGGAACTTGTCCCATGCTTGGATAAGAATCCAGCAGATAGACGCAATCCAAAAAACTTCTTGAAGAGTTATGTATGGTCACCTCCCTGAGAAAAATTTCCCGCGAGGGCTACATACACGCCTCCATTCCGCACTCGCGGGATGACAGGCAACCGTCTTTTTAGCCGTACACCGTCTACAAAGGAGAAGGGCATGGCTACGAGCCCGGAAACTCGACGCGGACGGTGGGTTCCACAAGAACCATTATAAATAACTCCGATGAAAATGTCAAATAGACAAGATATATGAGAGCTGCTGTTGAGGTATGCTCTCATTTTTTTGCGCGTGTCACGAATACTATATACTTTTCGGGACAGATTTTGCTAAAAAGAAAAGGGCAGGAATGGGATTTTGATTTCCCAAACCTGCCCTTATTTTTTTATGATGATATATGTATGATGGCTAAAGAAAGCACCCCGTCTTTGACGGGGCACTCCTTAGTAGCCATGTTGAATTCAAAGTGAATTGGTGTAAAAGTGGTGTCAAACCGGAGGTTGCATCACTCACGACCGTTGTGCCACAACGCTTTCTTAGCTCTGAGGCTTCATTGTCGGGAATATTATCTCGGTATCGTCGTAACTTCTCATAAGTTCTTATAACCCCTGTGCCACAACGTTTTGCGGACATTTGCGATAACGCAACGTCTCATAAATTCTTATAACTTTTCGGTCAATTGGTGTCAAAACTGGTGTCAAACCCAGCTCAGGACACTCTGATTTTCCCTTCGAGATTTGCGAAGCTGGACATCTTCTTTTCCTTGGTTGCTTCGTTGTAGACATCCATCGTTGTCTCGATGTTTCGGTGACCCATAATTTCTTGGATTACCTTTAAGTTTGTTTCGTTCTCGCAAAGGCGAGTACAAAATGTGTGTCTGAGATTATGTGCGCTGAAGTGTGGAAGTAAAACTGGTTCTCGGTGTTCTTGTCCTGCACGCTCTGTTTCCTCGGCGTTGCAGTCACGAATAATTCTCTCAAGCGCTCTATTGATGACGTGTGGATTTAGCATCTCTCCGAATCGGTTCTTAAAAATGAAGTTCGTGTATCCATCAACCTCGCACTCGTTGAAGCCTTCCTCCATATGTTTCAATCGAATCTGGAGTAAAGCTGCTCGCACGTCAGAAAACATTGGAATGATTCGCGTGCCAGCCCGTGTCTTCGGAGTAGTGATGTGAAGCTCCATCTTCCCGCTTTCTTGTTGACGATATATCAAATTATGGTTAATGTCAATAATATTTTGCGTGAAGTCGCAATCTTCCCATCTCAATCCGAGGATTTCGCCGATGCGTGCGCCCGTCCCAAGCATGACCGTAAACAGCGGCATCCAGTGTTTGTACGTTTTCGAACTGGAAACAAAATCGAGGAATCTATTCTGCTGTGTCTCTGTCAACGCATGACGCTTTGGCTTCTCCCAGTTATGGCTCTTCTTGATTTCTGCAATCACACCGTCGGTAGGGTTTGTTCTTATGAACCCATCCCTCACTGCTACATTAAAGACCGGATGAAGAATCGTATGAATTATCTCCATACTGTTCGGCTTAAATCCAATATCTTTAATGAGGTGAATGTAGAACCGCTTGATATCGCTATACTTGATGTCGGCAATGTTCTTCGCGCCTATTTCGTCCTGTACATACTTCCTGTACATATACTTATAGTTGGTTCTTGTAGATGCTTTAAGCTCGTACTTAGTCTCAATGTAGGCGTCATAAAAGCTGTTCAGGGACATCCTGTACGCCGTATGGGAGCTGATGCCGTCATCAATATCCCTTTGGATTCGTTTTATCTGAGTCCTTAATGGTTCTGTGCTACGCTTACCATCAGGGGCTTTATCTGACTCTACAAGCTTCCAGCTATAAATCGCTCGACGTATTCCACCAGAATCAGTATAGCGGTACATATACTTCCCGTCGCTTCTCTGCACCTCACCTTCTCTCAGAACTCTGCCTTTGTTGTCTTTTCTTTTTTCAGGCATGGCTACTCCTTTTGTCTGAAAATGAATATCAACATGGCATTCTCAATATACCATAGTCTGGATTCACTTTCAAGTTAGATGTCATATAAGGTTGAGTTGGTCAACAAACCGCTCGAATTTTGTACGCTTAATCTGTGGTCGTGTGCCATTCCAAAGAACAAAATCAGCGTCTTTGTTTTCGCTGACAATCTTACGCAGCTTAGTTTCTCCAATGCGGAAGTATTGTGATGCCTCCTGAATTGTCAGTGTGTACCGTTCCCAAAATGGGATTTGCATGGTGTTAATAATCTCGCCTCCTCGTGCGCTGCGCGTATGTAAAAAAGAAAGGGCTGGCAGTGAAGCCAGCCCCATGTCTACCTCTTGAGTAATAAGGAACCTAATCAACGATACTGATTACTATGTAAGCAATGACTACGATAATAACCGGAATCCAGACAGGCGCAAGTACCCACCACCAGCTCCAGTCAATCACGCCAATCAGCTTTAGAACGATAAAAACTACGGCGAGTACATCGCACAATCCAAGACCTTTCGAAGATGAGTCTTTCATGTGTGGTTCCTCTTACGCTTTGCCATCCGTAGAGCCCATGCCGCCGTTTCTGACGCCTGTTGCATCATCGGAGTATGTAATCCCATACGGAATAAAGATTGCCTGCATAAAGCCGTTACCGGCTTCAACGTGCACAATCTTTTGGCTCTTGCTGTCGTTTGTAATCTTGGCGAAAATGTGCCCCTCATTGTCTGAGAAGTAATAGTCGCTGTCGATAACGCCCATCGTATTGTCAAACTGCATACGGAACTTGAAGCCCAGACCACTACGCGGCAGGCAACCGAGCCACCAGCCCTCGTCAATCTTCACTCTGATGCCGGTGGGAATCTTCATTGTCTCGCCGGGGCGCATCTCAAAGGTGAATGGTGCCTTAAAGTCATAACCGGCGGAGCCAGTTGTTGCTCTGCTGGGGAGTGCAATTTCCTCCCACATCTTTCTGAGGTCATCTTCGATGGCAGGGGGCAACTCCTGCCCCCTATAAAATTCATCTTTCATTGCGTCACGGAACTGTTCAAAGCTGACCTTTTCAAATTCTCCAACTCTCTGCATTGTGTCCTCCTTAGCTATTTGTTTTGCAAGTACAAGACGGCTCGCCCCACCAAGGCTTAACTGTTTCTTGGTAGGTTTGGAACGGCGGGAAGTACATGGTGTCGTCATCTTCGGTCGTCTCAGTAACCGTTTCTCTCACGACTTTCCCGTCTGCGTCATACTCGCGGACAGTTTCCTTAATTGTACGTTTAATCATACGCCCTCCTTATTTGCGCTTGATTGTCTTTGCAATCAGACAAACGGAAGCGATGATGGATGCAATACCGGCAGCGCCGGTAATGATGTCCAGAATTGAAGGTGTCGGTTCCTGAAGCTCAATCAGACCGTCGAGCATTTCAGCGATATCCTCGTCGCTCGTAGTGGAAGTAGTGACTGTGTAACCGGCACAATCAGGCTCTTCTCTCGTCTCCGTATGAATCTCGTGGGTCACGTTACCTTTCTCATCGAACTCTCTTGTGGTCTCGTAGGTGGTTGTCAGTTTGTTCATGGCTGTCATCATGGTTAATCCTCTCTTTATTCCGTCTTTGTGTAGAGACCGCAGTGGCAGGTTCCACTTGCCATCTCTCTGAACTCCTTGCACATACACTTCGTATCCTCGTTCTTTTCGAGGGAGCATGGGCAGAAGCCATTATTGTCTTTCAATGCTTTCCGCATATCGTTAACAAACTCTTTGTCTGGATTGATGTTGATTTTCATAGATGTCTTCTCCAATATGTTTAACTGCCGAACCTTTCTGCGTATTGATTGTCAGAAGCGAGTTCGACACCAAGCACTTCATCGAATACGTGCTTTTGGTTTGGGATGTATCGTCCGAACTTCACAACCACATTCCCATAAGTAGCAAGCCGTTGAATCCATTCTGGGACTTCTTCAAAGTAGTAACCCGTATAAATGACAACGTCATCTTTACACTGGAATCGCCCGCGAAGAACCTCAAGGAACGAACACAGCTCATCAAATTGTTCAAGCGGTTCAAGCCCACCAAACACGATTGATTCCGTAAGCGGATTGTTCAGATACCGGATGCACAGTTGCTCGTCGTCAATGCTGATGGGGGCGCTTGCACGCCACCCATCATTTTGACAGACCGACAACGGGATGCCTGCTTCGATACAGCACTTACCACCACAAGAAATTGTTCCAATAAACATCGCTGGCTTTTTATAATTGGTGAAGTCTTCATCCACGATTGTCTTTATTCTCATTCGCTCATAGCCTCCGCATAGCTGTACCACTGTCTTGTGTTGAACTCACGGAAGCGGTCTTTGGAGTAAGCCCTTGATGGGACAAGATACCCAACAATGCGCTGGTATGTATCGAAGACAGGTTCACCGCATACTGGGCAATGGTCAGTGCCAACAAAGCCGTGATGGTTCTTGCACTCATTGATACGGGTGTTGAACGCAAAGTAAATCACGCCAGCCTGAGCAATCTTGTTCAGCATCTTCCACGCTGTTTCTGTGTTGGGGAAGTTGGATTCCAAGTTGATGTGCGCGATACTGCCGCCAGAACACTTCTCATCAAGGATTGAGCTGAGGCGAAGCTTTTCCTGAATGGTGCATTTCGCGGACAGCGGAATCCACTGGTTCGAGTAGATGAACTTATCATTGTGGTCGTACAGAACGTTATCTTTCTGGCACAGGATAACTGCCGCACGCTCTGCAGGAACACTCTCGATGTTAAAAGAGTAGGCATCAGTGAAGTTGTCCTTGACCTCATTCAATACCTCAAAGATTTTGCTTGCAAAAGCGATGCCTTCATCAGTGTAGCTGATGTACCCGAACTCATCCGTCTTGGTGTAACCAAACGCCTCAATGACTTCATACAGACCAAGGATACCCATTGTGCAGTATTGCTTGTCCATCTCGACCGCGCCATCCTGATAGTTGGGGAGCAACCCTTTTTCAACGTTTCTCTGGATAATATGGCGGACAGTATCAAGCGTCTTACAGCACAGCAACGCACGCTTTTTAAGCAGAGCAAGATACTTTTTCTCGTCGCACTCAGTTTCCAGCGCAATCCGCATGAGGTTAATTGTGTTGACCTTTACAGAACCGATGGAGAGCGCCGTACCGCCAATCGAATTGATGAATGCATTGAGTTTTGAAGTATCGGACAGCAGGCGGCAGCAGTTACTCAACGTGTTCACATCGCCGCTGATGAAGAAATTGCTGTCATTCCACGTCACATTGTGGTCGGAGCACCATCTTGCGAACTCTTCATCGACAAATTTGCCATCGCGGTAAAGCAAGCTGTATGTCAGCACTGGGAATGTAAACATATTCTCGCTTCTGATTTGCGAAACGACCTCCATAAAGAGCTTTTGATGCTCAATCAGCTCTTCAACGCAGTCAATCACATATGTTCCATCAGGATACTGCACACCGCCGAACAGCGCTTCAATGTAATTACGGTCAAAAATTGACACATTAACAAAAGCAGTCTGGTCGATGCGCATAAACGGCTGGTTCAGACGGTAGATAAACTTCTGGAAGCACTGCTTGATGTAGTATTCGGGGTTCTTAATGAAGTGACCGCTCTCACAGTCCTTTTTCCAGAAGTAATACGTCCAGATAAGGACGTTGGGGATGCCTACGGCGCCGGAACTGCGGTTGCTCATATAGCTGATATACTCAATTACGTCATCCATGAACGTTGTGAGATGTTTCGGAGCCTGATTGTTATAGTTTTTGAGGAAAAACAGCCCCTCGGTTGCCAGTCTGGTCAGGTCATAAGCGTAGCAGTATGGCAGGTATGTAGAAGTAGACGCATCATGCAGATAGAAGCCGCCGTTATACTCTGTTTCAAGCCATTCACGGGCTGTTTTCAGGTTGTAGCGCTTCTTCATCTCATAGAAAATCTTGTTGAAAGCGAACAGCTTATCGTGAGACTTGCCCTTTTCATTCAAAAGACTGCGAATATCCTTGTTGGATGCGTTCGCATTGGCATCGATGGTTACGTCAGCGACATTCTTGTCAATGAAGCCATCGATGAAATCAGAAAAGTTCAATTGTGTCTCGTGGAAACCGTTCAGGTACTCGAAATCTTCGCCATAACGCTCATTGAGGGTGGTCATAGCCTTTTCAAAGTCCCTGTTCATTTTGAGTGGAATGTTCATTGCTTAATCTCCCTTCGCTTATTGTTGGTTAACCCAGTTATTTGCTGTCGAGAAGTCAAGCAATTTGTTGTTCACACTAAGAACGGGCACCTGACTGATTCCAAGTGACAGCATCTCATCCACAGAATTGTTCTCTGTGTACTTGATACCCTTTTCTTCCAGTTTCTTTTTCAGAACCTTGCACTTTGGACATCCTGTTGAGTACAAAGTAATTTCCATTGGCACCTCCTCCCAACCTTTAAGGTCATCTTCCTCTGCAAGAGCCGTAATCGCTGAATAGACCTCAGCCCACGTTCCCACACGGAGCATCCCATTTGCTTCTGCATCATATTTTTTATTGTGATGCGCAGTCATAAGGATTTTGAAATAGTTCCCACCCTCAAGATTGTGGATGCCATCATCGATGAGGATATCACCATTCACAAGCTGTTTGTGGGAAGTGATAATGACATCGTTCCATGTTAGGAACGGGAAGTATTTGAATAATACCCGCTCCATTTTTGATGCGAGCGTATGGTAGTTCGATGTGGTTACAATCAAGACCTTATGCCCGTCTGCAATAAGCTTTTGCAAAACCTCTGATGCACCATCAATTGGTTTAACCCAATTCCAGAAATCATCTTCGAACAGTGGTGCGTACACCTGTTCATTCGTGAGTGTCGGGAACGCCTTAGAAATATCCCAACTGGTGATGTCTGTCAGCTTTGTAGTCGTCCCGTGGCGGGTGTTCAGGTAATCAACCCAAGCACTTGCCAGCGACTCAATCGTGTCATCCATATCAACCAAGATTGTCAGATGCTTCATTTAACCTCCTTATAGCTCATCAATCGTCATCTGATGAGAGCCAAGGTATTCGACCAGCCAATCGATGACGTTTCTTTTCAGGTCAGTCAGTGACCCATTATTCGTTATGTAATAATCTGGCTCAACATCGTCGAGCGCTGTCTCAGAAGGGTGCGCTTGCTGTTCTGGGGTAAGAGGGCTCTTGAAGTCCTTTCTGACAACACGCAAATTAACTGTGTCCAATCCAGCCTCTTTGAGATAATCAATCTCATTTGGGAATCTGCAATCAGGAATCAGCACATAGTCCCACTCATTTGGGAATAACTCCAAAATCGATGTGACAAACCCAACCCAATAGTCAGGGCGCTTCTGCCGAATGATGTCCGTCCCGACATATTGAAGAATATGCCGACCAGCATCATCTTTCTGTCCGTCCCATCCAAAGAACTGTTTGCAAATATATTTGAGCAGGTCTGCGTAATGGGTAATCAAGACTTTATATCCGTCTGCTTCTAAAGCTGCTTTAAGCAATCCAGCAGTGGTGTCTTTCCCGTTTTGGGCTTTACCAGAAATCGTAATAACTTTCACCTGTCAACCTCCTTTGTGTTGCTTCGCATACTTTCGGAATTTATCTATGGCTTGCCGAACATTCATTGGCGAATCTGGCGGTCGCCATTTGTGTTCACCGCCGTAATACAGCTCTCTGACCTTGCAAAATGCTGCAACCACAGGCTTGTCTGTATCATCTACTTTGTGCTCACAAACAATTGCAACTGCCTTCTTACCAGCCTTTGTAAAGTCATCGACCATTCTTTGGATAGCAAGTCGTTGCCCGTATGGTACTCTTGCATCCTTGTGTTTTACTTCGAGGAGTATGTATTCTGAGTCGTGATACTCAATTAGCCCATCAATATCTGTAGGGTATATTCCGTTATCAAGTTCCAGCCCTTTGAAATCGATGAGTTGTTTCATACGTTTGGGGTTCAGTATCTTGCTTTTCATAAGACCTCCAGATTTAAGCAGGTCTTGGTCGGTTGTCGTCATTGCCGAATAGCAATACAGCCGCAAGAATCACAACGACAACTGTAAGCGCCCCATTCATTGTTTGCGCGGCATCATACCGCAGGTCTTTTTCTCTGAGCAAAAACCCATGAGCTTGCATTTTGGCATGAAATAGTGGTCTACGATGTACTTCCATTCCTCCGAGTAGTTTCCCAAAGCATCGCATACATCGTTGAATAGCCCCCTGTATTCATGGTAGGCTCGATTGCACATTCTCTGATGCGACATATCCATCAGGTTGCGCATATTGTGCTTACACACAATTTTCGTTTCCATGCCAAGTGGAAGTCCTAATGCTGAGTCCTCACGGGGAACACCAATAGTGTCAAGACTCTCTAAGTATGATTTGATATGTCCCATCAAATCTTCATAGACCTTTTTCGCTTCTGGATTGCCTTCGATGCTTGGCGGCGTAACATATCCAAAACCATGTTCGTAGTCGATATATCGCGTACTTGCCTGAAGGCGTGTGGGCAGACCGCCAATATGGGTGTACCATTCACGGATAACCCGTGCTGAATACCCCTCAAGAGTCAAATACACATCAGGGAACTCAAACGTTCTCCCGTGTCCACTCTCAAGGCAATCAATGCCTCTGAGATAATTCTTTTCATCATTACTGGTATTTGCCCCCCAGCAGATACCAGCCTCTACGCCAATCATCGTAATTGGCTTTTTGTATGTATAATCTTGAACAATTACTTTTCCCATTCGTTACTTAACCTCCGTAAAGTTCTGGGTAACTGCTATAACACAAATAGGTATAGCCGTAATAGCTGCTGTACAGTTCAAGATAAACGCCGCTACCTTGTACTCCACCAGACTGGAATACGACTGACGGTTCATTCAAAACACGTTCGCCACTTAAAAGGCGAGCTGCTGCTTCAACGCAGGATTCAAACGGAGTCAAGTTTTTGAAATAGTCTGTATTCGCGTTAGCATATTGTCCTTCTGCGTGGATGACTTCTTTGATTGTATCTGGGAACTCTGGGGAGTCAGCTCTATTGATAACCACCTCGCCAACAGCCAGCTTCCACTCAAAGGGCAAGCGCTCGTCACCACATTCATCCGTGAGAATCTTTGATAGCTCAAGCAAATCTTCAAAGAAGACCTTTATCACGTCTAAGCCGAGCACATCAATTTTCTTGTTTCGGGCTTTTTCTGCAGCCAAACCCGCTTCATAATCACCGTTTGAGCAACTCTGTTTCATTATGCTGAGATAATCAATATCATCAGAGAAACCGTCCACTTCTTCCGTGTGGTGCACTACATCCTCTTCAGGTTCCTCAACTGTCTGGTTTGCGTCTGTCGCTGTGATAGCGGTTTCCAACGCATCGACTTCCGTTTTCTCCTCAATGGTCAATGGTGTCTCTTGTCTGGCAGATGCGCTACTGCATCCGCAGATTGAAACGCACATCATAGATACCAGCAAGAAGATAGTGAAAATTTTTCGCATTGTTCTACCTCTCTACTGTCTACGAAAAAAGAGCTCCAGAGTGTTTTACTCTGGGCTCTTCCACATAGTATGTTTAGCCTCTTACTTTTCTTATGCGTGCTGGAGAGTTTCTTTAATGGCAAAACTGTCAAGGAACTCATCCAGCATTTTTGTATCGCCGGGATTCAGCGGTTCTTCTGCTCGTGACGCCATAGGGCGTGCCGGTCTCTGTGCCCGCACTGGGCGTGCAGGTTCGGCAGTAGCAGGAACCGCACCGAACCAGTCAACTGTCGCACGACCAGTAGTGTTCCAATCAAGTTGCGGTGTCGTTACCCCTACAAGGTCTTCCATTGCAAGCCCACCAAGAGGGAAGTCAATCGGAACCCCCTCGATAAACAAACGTCCGTCTCTATAGTTCATTTCAATTGGACGTGCAGCATTAACTGCCGCAGCAGTTACTGTCCCCGCCGCATTTGTCTCATTGATGGTATCAACAGCGGCATTTGTTACGGTTGCATTAACCGTAGTTTGAATTTCATCCAAGAAGCTGACGGTTAACTCCATATCTCGGAAGCAAATTGGTTCTCTACTCTCAAGCTGAAATAGCTTATTTTCGTCACCAACAACGATGATATCGTTGTCTTCCATCCAATCGTAATACTCCATTCCCAACATTGCTGGTTCGAGTATGCTGTCATGTCCCCGTTCATTTACAACACCGATTCTAAACCCATGATAAACCGCTCTGAGTCCGTTATAGGCGCCGTGGTTTGTGTTGCGGGTATTAACTGTAACATCCGTATATTCAGTCAAAAACCTGTAAACATCTCTTGTTACAATTAACGCGATTTCATATCTTCCGCCCGTATAGGCTTGCGCTCGCTCTGCCTTTTGAATGGCATCTTCTAAAGCAGTGTTGAACTCTGCCCTCGTCACTCGTCATCGACCTCCTCAATTGGAGACACGTTACACTCGCTTACGAGCTTGTCGAAGCAGTCACAGCAAAGTTGCAAATCAACGTTATCTCCATCATGGATACTTCCGTACCCGATGTGTTGTCTATGTATAGAGAAATCTTCCTGCAGGTCAAAGAGGTCGAGCTCCTTGCCGCAATAATTGCAGACACGTTTGTCTGACAAGTTTTGCACCTCCCATGCACTTATAAAATCTGTGTTTTATATCACCCTCACTGCCGAAGCAGCAGGTTTGATTTTGAAACCGCTGAGGAAGTTGTCCAGTTCCTCGCCACCATATGTTCCATCGGTAAACCTCAATGGCTGTTCACAGCGTTCAATCTCAGACAGGATGACCGCGTTCAGGTCGCTTAGATATAGGATGCGATTGAATGTGCGCCCCTTGAACTCCTGCGTGTCATATGCGGTAATGAAATACAGAACGGATGATTTCTTCGTGTTTAGAATGGAGTATGTGTTAGAAAAGGAAGCTACATCAAATCCTCTTTGCATTACCCATCCCGGAAGATTCCCCAGTTCTATTTCCCTCCAAAGAGTCTTAACCAGCTCTTTGGTATTACGCATATTATCAAGTACGATACACACCGAAACATTCTCTTGCTGAGAGCAGAACAAAAGGGCTTCTGCAAATGTATCTCCGGTTAATACTTCCATGTCCCCACCTCCAATTACAGAACCTTGTCATACGCTGTCAGCTTGAAATACTCACCATCACGCTGGTAGCCTTTGCAGTAAATGATGTCACCGACTTTAACCGGCTCTTTCTTAAACTCACGGTTGAATAACGTGAATCTACTTTCTTTGCCGCTACCGATTGATTTCGTAAAGACGCTGTAAGCAAATTGCTCACCATCTCTTCTCCGAACCAGTGGCTTCATATCTGTTATGTATAGCTTGCGTCTGTCCGCTTCATTGCCAGACACATACCCGATATAGCCCATCACATCATAGAAGTTACGGACTTTGATAATATCGCTGAGGTCATCCATGCCAACTGCTTTCACCGCGTCTTCTGCGCCACGCAAAATCGACATCACATCAAGAAGTGTATAGCTCTTAGCTTCGCCACCAGATTTTGTAACACCGACCGCATATCGCTTCACAATTCCTTCGAGCGGTGTCCCATCAACTTCAGACTTTTTGATTTGCTTTGCTTGCCCCCTCTTGAAGGTATTGAAGAACAAGTCAACCATCCGAAGCAACTCACGCTGATTGCCGAAATCGGAGAAGAAGTCCAGCTTAATCAAAATATCAAGCTGCCTTGAGTTAATACTCGTTTTCTCATCGAGGTCTTTCAGCAAATCCATAAAGCAGGAATACTTGTTTTTCGCTGCGAGGTCATACAATTCATCGGCAAGACCAGCACTCATATACTTGATTGATGTGAGACCCTTGGCGATGATTTTCCGCTCTCTGTCGAAGAAGTATTCACCTCTGGACAATCCCCATTTAGGCAACGTCACTCGAATACCGACCTTATGGGCATAGCTTGTAATGTCAGCAGTCTTGTCCATATTGTCGCCGAAGATGTTCAACGCCGCTGTTAAGAACTCCAACGGGTAATAGTAGCGCAGATAGCCGCAGATATAGCCGATGGATGAGTAAGCGTCTGAGTGATTCCATGAGAAGCCATACGCTGATGCATCCAGAATGATTTGCAGGAACGGCTTGATAACTTCCTCACAACGCTCTGTGCTCATCTTGTATGCCTTTGAGCAATAAGCCACAAAACGTTCTTCAATTTCCGGCAAGAGCTTTTCTGTTCCTTTTTTCTTGGCAATCGCTCGGCGGACATTGTCTGATTCTGCGCTTGAGTAGCCGCAGAATTTAACCAAGAACTGCATGATGGTTTCTTGCATTGCAATTCGTCCCGCCTCTGGAGCAAGGAACTCATTCAGTGCATCAAAACCATTATCGTAAAACTCACCCTTGGCTACACTATCACGGAAGCTGGCACACGCAGGTCGGAGCAAACCGTTACCAAACGACATCCACTTTAGCATTGAGAAATTTGGAATCTTTGACCGAGCAATATCGAGCGTGGCATCAGACATGAATTGCTTTAGATAATGTTGTGCGCTGTCAGACTCCCATTGGAAGATAAGCGTCGTATCGTCTCGGATACTTCTCCACACATTCATGTCTTCCATATCAGTGTTATCTGGCGTCAAGCGCTCAATCCCAAGCATTTTACAGGTATCGTTGATAACACCGATATTGTCCAAGCCAAGGATATCAAGCTTGACGTACATCAAGTCGTCCAGCTCTTTCATGTTAATCATGGATACCGGATACTCGGATGTAGAGATACTGCACAGACCAACTGTTTGGTCAATAGGCAGGTCACTGATAAGGACTCCACTCGGGTGTGTACCGATGGAGACAATTGTTCCATTAACGATGTCTACATATTTGAAGACCTCTGGATACTTCTTTCGGATAGTATCCTCATGGAGCTCCACTTCTTTGCAGATGTGGTTTGCCACATGGAGATAGTTCATATCTGCGCGGTCTTTATAGAGAGCTCGACAAACATCGCGGATTGCGCCTTTGAGCGCGATGGTATTAAAGGTAATGATTTCTGCTGAACGAATACTCGGCAGATTCATCTTATCTTTAAGCAGGAACCGCTTAATTGTTTCTCTGTCCTTGCCCGAATAGTCCGTATCAATATCGGCGTTTGTAACACGGGACGGATTCATAAATCGGAAGAAGTTTAAGCCATACCGCATACTGTCCATCTGCGTAATTCCCAAGAGATACGCAATCATGCTACCCGAGACTGAACCACGACCATAACCACACTGGATACCGTTTTGCTTTTCCCACTCCCGCAAGTAAGTTTGGAGCAGCATAAAGTCAATTGACTTCGTTGCCTTATAAACATCGAACTCTTCGTCGATGGTTTTCTGCAACTCTTCCTTTGTGTGATGCTTGAGGGCATATGGGTGATTCTCAACTGCTGTTTGAATCTTGTCGTGGAACGTCTTCTCTGGTTCAGAGTAGATATGTGGGTACTTCGTCCCTCTATCCAATTCAAACGACTCGACCATATCTGCCATCACGTTGGTGTTTTCAATGGCTTGCATATACTCTGCTTCTGGAAGCGCCCCTTGTTCTCTATATGCAGCGACCAACTCGTCGTAAGTCTTAAACTTTAAGTCCCAACGTTCCTCACCATCAAACGTAATGTTTTTGGATGCCTGTAAGATACTTCTTCCTTTTTCGTGTTCTGCATTGAGGACGTGCGTATCAGTTCCTGCAATCAAGGGGACGCCGGTGCTCTTGCTAAGCAACAGCAGTTTTTCGTTGTAGTTGACCTGCTTCTCATCCATGTGGTGTCCAACTTCTAAAAAGCAGCGATGCTTATTTCGTTCAAGGAAATCCAGATAATACTGCTGAACCTGTTCGTCGCCTTTCCCGAGAACACCACCGACACAAGCCGTAGTGATGATAATGTTGTCAGATGTCGCAAACAGTTCGTTGAACGTGATTCGTGGAACATAATAAAAGTGGTTGTCGGTTCTGCAGAAACTCTTAGACACAAGACTGTTGAGTTCTAAGAACCCATCGTAGTTTTTCGCAAGCAAGACGCAGTGGTAGTTATCTCTGATTTTTTCGTCGAGGTTAAGCGTAAGATACGCTTCAATACCGTGAATGTACTTCATCCCAGCGGCTTCGATAGCACTCTTCTTGTGCCACCACTCAAAAACAGAGCCATGCTCCGTAAACGCCATTGCTTTCATGCCGCACTCTTTGGCACGCTCTATGTATTCACCATACTTTGTAACGGAGTCAATGTTGGTAACACCGTTTGAAAGGTCACTATGCAAGTGGTATAGGGTGTATTGATTGCTCATCGCCATGACAGCCTCCCGTCGTAGAGTTTTTTCCAAGTATCTTGACCTCTATCGACAGGACTGTCCTTATCGCCAAGCAAATCTTCCTTGTCCCAAATGTATTCAACGTTTACAAACTGCTTCAACCGCTTGATATTGTGGTCATCCCTGATGCAAACGTCCTTGTCAAGGGCAAAAACCACCCTGCACCCAAGGGAAACCAGCAGTTTCATCTGATTCGGATTAAGATGCGATGTCAAAATCGCACCTGTGTTGTGTACCCCATATGTATCTGCGAGTAAAACTGACTTACATCCCTCAAAAAGGATAATTTCACCCTTTTTCTTGATGTCCTCCATGTTTTCTGCAAGCCCATAGATAGTTTTCAGCTCACCCCATGCCATAAAGTAGGTGTATTTGCGTAAGCCCTTTTCTTTCCATGCCGGGTCAAGCGTTCTACCGCCTACATTTACGATTCTTCCATCTGGATTCCGTATTGGATAAACCAATCTATCCGAAAAGCTGTCATAGTACACATCAAACTTGTCGAGTGAGCCTTTGGATATGCCTTCGCACTCCCAAACGGCTAATTTGTCCGGTCTTTTTTCGTACCGCTCCATATAATCGTCTGGAAGCACAGTTGATTTTGACTGCTTCTGCACTTTTTTCGGCGGCATAAACCTTTTAGCGACCTCAACTGTCGCTAATTTCTTTTTGGCAACCACATTGCCATCGACTCCGCTGTAATTCTTCAGTTTTTCGATAGCTTCGGCATAACCACACTTGTCGTAATACCGAATGAATGTCAGTACGTTACCGCCGATGCCAGATGAAAAGTCGTAGAATGAGTTTGTTTCCTTGCGAACGGAGAAGGATGGGGTTTTCTCATCTTTGAATGGTGACAAAGCCCAATATTCTCCGTTCTTTTCTGTGAACTCTGTATATTGCGAGATATATTCAAGGATATCGACTGATTCAATCAGCTCAGATAGTTCCACCCACACTCCTCCTTCCGTATTTTATTTAATTGTGTTGACGGATTAAAAAGGTGTCTGCGGAATATGCTGTTTTGCCTGCTCATAGAGGATGTGATTTCCGTCGAACAGCAAATCTATGTATTCGTCCTGCGTCATCTGCATACCATTACGGTTTACAGTTACACGGAGCTTCTTGTTGCCACACTCGGCACCATCGGCTTCGATTTCCTCTGGGGTTTTATCGGAAATCATTGCAATGGTTGAAGCGTTACGAGCAATCTTTGCACTATCGGCAAGCTTACCGGTAATCGTTGCTTGAGCGGCACCAATGCCAGCAATATTCATCTCGCCGCAAATCTGGTTCTTCACCATATCTACAAATCTACCAAGCTCTTGGTAACTGTCAAACGCATCGCCCTCGCCTTTGCCCTTGAAGTAATCAACAATAAGAACATCAAGCCCCTGCGTATGCTTAACCTTATTCACAGCCGTAAAAATGCTCTGCTGGTCAAACATTGGAATATAGATATGGGTGAACTTGCGCGTTTTTAACCACTCCTTTGCGTCCAGAATACGCTTTTCCTCTTCGTCGCTGTAATTGCCGGATGTCAATCGCTTGTACTCGATGCCAGATAGGTGTGCCAAGATTCTTGATGTAAACAGTCGAGTGTTTAGCTCACTATCCAGATAGAGGACTGCGTAATCCTGTTTCAGCAAGTCAACTGCGCAATTCAAAAGCATCATACTCTTGCCTTGCTTTTGCTCTGCACCAAAGATAAACAGTTCTCCACGCTCAATGGTCGCATAATCGTTCAATGCAGGGAACTTAAAGGGAATACCTGCGTATCCAGCGCCCTGTCTGCCCTTAATTTCTTCCCAGCATTTATCCACGACATCCTTGTACGGTGGAACTTCATTTGTCGCCGAGAACTCCATCATCACATCATCCAGCATCTTGTAGATTTTCTGCTCGATGTTCTCTTCGGACGGCTGCGTACAAAGCTTCTGACACTCTTTGAGTTGCTGGAAAGTATCTCGCCTAAAAGCTGCATCCATAACATTGTTGACAAGCAGTTTGTACTCCTCAACAGTATTTCGGGCAATGCTATCACTGTTGTCCATCAATGTATAGAGCTGGTCGATACTGAGCTCATCCGCAAAACGCCTTGTTGCTTCCTTAGCAGACAGCGCTTGGATAATGTTATACGGGTCAATCGTCGTAATTCCATCTCGTGCAAGAGAACAAATCGCTTGATAGATATAGCGGTTCTCCTCGTTGGTGAAATGGTTCGGCAACAGTTGCTCTGAATAATACGAGAACTCAGGGTGATGAATCAGCGTAGCGATAATACCAGCCTCACTCTCAACCCTTGCCATGTCTTCACTTGCTCTAATAATTCATCACCTCTTTCTCATCAGCTCGTAATACTCACACATATCCTGCATCTCACACAGATGCGTGCATTTGAAAAACTCTACTGATGGTTTGAAATCTGATTCCTCACGAATCTTTCCAATGCTCTTTGCAAGCCATTCTTTAGATTCAGCGTATGCCTGCTCCTTAAATGGCTCTATGATAAACAGCTTATCTCTAAAACAATTGAAGCAAAGACTCTTCGGTGTTTTGCCATACTCTTCTTCAACTGCTGCAGAGTAAATATAAAGCTGCCTTAAATAAGCATCTAACTCTTCATCAGCCTTTGTTGGTTTCGCTCTGCTGCTCCGTGGTTTCAAAATCCTTGACTTATTATCTACGACATATAGGTCATCATCTTTTCTCCCAAGGAAGTCTATGTATCCAACAAACGGAATGCCGTTTACCACGAAGTCAACTTTCTTTTCAACACCAACCACGTCATACGGGAATGGCTGAAGTGTTTTAAGATATTGCAAGCCGCCAGTAAAGTAACTACTGAACACCTTTCTGTTTGGAGCACGCCCCACAACTTCAGTTTTGAAGTCTTGCAAGTACATATCAACAAGCTGTCTTGGTGTCTTTTCACCTTTGTGGTACAACTCAATAAGCTTGTGCATGAAAGTGCCATAGCTTGAAAAGAACATATCTTTACCATGAAACTTCTTTATGTACTTCAAGTACCACCTATAAGGGCAGTCTTCAAAAGCCTTTATTCGTGAGTAGCTCCACACCATGTCATCAATGAGTGGTGCGTAGTTTACTTCTCCCATAGGCGATTACCTTAGAATGGCAACCGGCTGTCATCAATTTCGCCATCATCAACCGTAGGCTGAGGGTCTGTGGTTTGAGAGCCACTCTCATCGCCCTCAACTTCAAAGGAGAACATCTTGAAGTTGGTGTACGTCACCTTTTTCTCCTTGTCATACTTCGTTGTGACATCAACGTCTCCGAGCTTAATGCGCTCGCCCTCTTTCAGACAAGCAGCTTTCTTTGCTGCCGCAGTCCCAATGGCAAGGACAAAGCCAGAAAAGTCTTGCTCATACTCGTTGGTTTGCTTGTTCTTTCTGCTGACCGACAACCGAACCTTTGTGCTCGTGTCGCTCATGGGAGTCACTTCCCAAACCTTTGCATAGGCGCCTGTACGAAAACCCATAGTGTATCACTCCTCAATCTTAAACGTTTCCTTGAAATCCGACAGAAGTTTTCCTGCCAACACGGATTCCGTAATTGCAAAGTAATTGCCGCCCTTTGCGTATTTGGACACAAACTTCTTAACATCGTCTGTCTTATCCTTATTCGCATTAAGATACGCCTTCAGCGTCTCATCAAAACTTTGAATGATTTGCTCGGCAATCATTTTATCTTCTGCCGTTTCCGCCGCTCTCTGTTTGCTACGGAATGCGTCGGGGTCTGCATCGGGTGTAGCAATGTTGAAGAACTTGAGCAGGAAATAGCGATTCGAATATGTCAGACCAGAGCCGAATGCCTGAGAAGCATCACCCTGTTGACCAACAAGCGCCCATTCAACGTCGATACGCTCTTCCGGGTTGTCGTTGTTAACCCAAGACCATGTCATATCCGCGCTAACCAAAACCTCGTTATTGTTCTCCTCATAGATGTCACCCTTACCGGTGGTCTTGGTTTTCTTGTATGTATATGGGGACACAATTGTGCTGCCCTGCTTGATGTTGGGAATCAGGGACAGACCATACTTGTCCATAAACACTGAGATTTTTGCGAGAATCTCATCCTCGGAAACATACTTGTAACCGTAGCCACTCTTGTTCTTTTGGATGACCTCCACTTGCTTTCTGATTCTGGCAAGTTTCTGATAAATGTTCATCTGTTCTGCCATTTCATCCCTCCATTAAATATGTTGCTCCCATGTCGGCAAGATGCAACAGGAGCGCCAGTTTGCTGCGCTCAAAAATCTTCCCAATGAAAGCGTTGCCGCCCTTCACTGCGGTGTCCCAACCACCCATATGAGCACGAATCGCCAAGATTTCTTCTGGTTCAAGACGAATGAAGTTCTGAAGGATGATGATAGACTTATCTGCGTGTTCTCCGCAAGGGAACTTCTCATCAACCTCATAGACCTCTTTCTTATACCACTGTCCAGTCTCTTCATCCTTGACATTTCGAGAACCCTTTTTGTAGTAGTTGACTTTACAAAGGTCGTGCATCAAAGAAACGATTGCAATCGTCTCCTCACTGTAGACGCCTTGTAATCCGGCTGCTTCGATTCCAATTTTCAAACAATCATAGACATTGAGGGAGTGTTGCAAAAGTCCACCCTCATAGCATCCATGATACTTTGTTGAAGCCGGTGCCACGAAGAAATCAGAATGTTCGAGCCAGTCCAGTAACGAATCTGAACCGGCTCGCGTAACTGTTTCTTTGTAGACCGTGAGGAATCTTTCCTTTAATTCGCTCAATGAATTTCCTCCTTAATCAACGCACAACAGCTTGGCGAAGTTCTGCATGATTTTTTCGTTCTTGTCGTGAGTGGTGCTGAGGCTGCTGCGAGTGTCATTCAACCGCTGCATATATGTATCGATTTCATCCATCGTGGTCTGGATGTCGCTGTTGACCGCTTGCAGATTATCAATGGTGTTCTGAACCATCTGAACCGCATATGCAGACTCTTCTGTCAGTTCAGCCAGACGCTTTTCCTTTTCCTGCAGCAAGTCCAATGCCTCTTGCTTTGTTTTCTTGAAAGCCATACACTTTCTCCTTTCTTTCCAGATTTATACCTAAGCCATTCGGCGTTGTATGTTATTTAATTATGTTGATATATGTAAAAGAGAAACCCACTTTTGTGGGAATCTCTTTATTCGCTACGTTAGATTGAAAACGCCAGCTTCCAACGCTGGTAGTCTTCCATGTAATCTCGCTCTATACGATTCTGCTTGTGCTCCAGCTTAATCCGCCCATTGAGCGCATAGGTTCGGTCGGATACAAAGTTGGTCGCTGCTTCTGAGAAATCTATTGGAATGCCAGCTCGCTCTCTGTCGTACATTCTGTAAAACAATCCAGACATCCATACCCGGTAGAAGCTAAGTTGTTGCTGGGTAAGCCCATCTTCGATAGCCTTCGCCGATTTCTTAGATAGAATTGAACGAAGTGTCGCGGTTTTTGTTACTGCGCGAATACCACGCATCAATGTATCGCCCGGAACTCTATCCCGTATAATCGTTCGGGAGTAATTTGGATTCTTATAGCGGAAGCTATTAAGTTCTGCTGCTTTATGGAATGCAGGTAATGCTTCACGATAAAGCGGAATGTGTGTATCCTTATAGGCAATCTCCATGTTGGCGAAGTCAATATCCGATGCCTTCACAAGAAGTGTATCGTCTTCTTTGATGCCACCAAAAGCCATCCAATAGTAGCAGCGGTAGATGACATCAATTGTCTCTTCGCTCTCTTTATCAAAAACTTCGTCCAGAACACGCTGGAGATGAAGTGGGCTTGAAATCATTTGGCGCTTAACTTTGGATAGCCCTGCCGTCTCAATGCCGAGCATCCCATCGCAAGCATTAGGCACCTTCATAGCAATACACCACTTCACATATTCCTTTAGAATTGTGAGTGACATCCACTGGCTTCTGGCGCGTAACGCGAGTATCTCGTCAATAGCCGGTTGGAGTTCTTCTTTGCTCTTAGTGCATAGGTCTGCATTCCACGAGACTTCATATGGTTCAAACGCTTCAAACACCGTTGTTGCAACGTTAGCTGTGTTGATACTCTTGGTGTAGTCTTTAACAAATCTTGATTTTAACTCCGCATTGTACATAGCGAGCCTCCCACTTTAGTATGTAGCATTATGCTGGTACAACAGCGTTTAGGGCTGCGGCTTTCTTCCATACAGCAAGCAGCGCTTCGATGTCCAGATAGGCAATTGCACCTGTCGCCAGCAAGTTTGCTTCTGCGACCTGCTTCATGTATTCCTCGGACAATGTGGTGAGGTACTGCCCGAGGCGCTCCTTAGACATACGCTCTGGGTTTTCGCAAAGAACCATACTGTCCCTGCGAAGACCGCTGTCTGCTGCTTTGACGATAACGTGCGTAGGCTGATTCGTCTTTTTGATGGAACTGGTAAGCGGGAGGGCGATGATGTTAGGGCTATGTGCGTTGCCCACGTTATTCTGGAAAACAACACCCGGACGCCAGCCGCTCTGTTCACTGCCGCTGCCGCCAAACTTCATCAGATACACGTCGCCAATCTGCGGAACCCGCTCTTTGTTATTCTGAAAACCCAATATGCTAAACCCCTTAAATACAATTATGTTGATGGTTGGAGTATAGCACGCCCAATATGGCAGAGTCAAGTTAATTATATAGACAACATCAAAAAATATTTAACCGGCTAACAGGGTGTAGGTGATTTCTTGTTCTTTGTCGTTTCTACCTCCGCAAAAGACTGTGAAAACAGTTCCAATCACAGTCATTTCAGTGTCAATCTCAACACAACGTACTCGGTCAAAACATAAGGTATTTGCTCCAGATTTTAAGCAAATCAGGTTTGGGTTCTCGTATATCAACATAATCGGGAATGACAACTTGAATTTGCATGGGTCTGAAACGCAATACCAACTCTGGTTCTCTGTGTAAAAGGAAATCTGCTGAGGCTTATGGTTTTCACAATACTCTTTAAGTTCCTTGACTGAGACTATCTTCTTCATCCTGTAGTAAAAACCTCCATTGATTTACGAGAAATCCCGTGTTATACTACAAGCGAGTCATTGCTGAGTGGTGTCAGTGATGACTTCGACCTGTCAAGCACGGGTCGCTGCACGCTGTTGTTATGTTGGTATTCATGGCAGTGTGCGTTTCGTGGTAGCTCGTCTATACTGGCGAGCTACCTTTTTACCATTGACAGAAACAGTTGTTTATGTTAAGCTGTCAGTAGAAACAGTTGTTGCGGTTTTTATGCTACCACAAACACAGTGGTCTGTCAACATCAAAACTTGAGCTTATTTTTTGGAGGACTTTAACATGGACTTCGGACAGAGGCTGAAGAGCCTTCGTGTAGAACGGAACCTCACTCAGCAAAATCTTGGGGATGCAGTAGGTGTTTCCACCGTTACAATTCGTGCTTGGGAACGCAACACCAAGAAACCCGCAATGGATGCATTGCTTTCTCTCGGGCGTGTTCTTAACATATCGATGGACACCTTGCTCGATTTCCACTTAAACAATGCACCAAACTACACTTTGGTTCTTACTTCTTCCGAAAGAAAACTTCTGTCCAGCTATCAAAGCCTTGACAACTATGGGCAAAAAGCAGTTGATGCAATCTGTGCGCTTGAGAAGGAAAGGGTTGATGCCACGAAGAAACCTCGTGTTATTCCCAAAGTCATCGATTTGCAGCAGGTTAAGAGCGAGCGCTACATTCCTCGCTATACCACTCCCTCTGCTGCAGGTAGCTCCGTACCTCTCGACGGGGTTGACTTCGAGATGATTCTTGTGGATGGCTCCGTGCCAGAAGAAGCGGATTACGCCGTTGACATCCAAGGCAATAGTATGTATCCCTACATCCATGATGGCGACATGGTGTATGTAGAAAAAGACGCCGAGCTCACAATTGGAGATGTCGGTATCTTCTGCGTTGACGGTGCAATGTATTGCAAGCAATACTATCTTGACGATAATAACAATCTGGTTTTGGTTTCTGCAAACCCAGAGCTGCGCCATACGAACATCTTCGTCTCGGCGGATAGTGGGTGCTCTGTAAAAGCCTGCGGCAAGGTACTGTTGAAAGAAAAAATTGACCTTCCAGATTATTTGTTTGAGGACTGAATTGAGGACTGAAAAAGTAGGGCGTAAGCCCTACTTTTATAATTCCCAATGAATATTGCCTGCTCCGTACTTCCCGATTGAAGGAACAACAAATTTGTTTGGCACACCGTGCTCTTCTACAGCTTTTGCGCACCAGATAAGGACGTATGCCGTTAATGGAGAATCGGCAGAAATACCACTCGACATTACGCTCGGACTATAAGACGCGCTTCTGTCTGCATCATAGTCCAAAATCTTACCGCGCTTTGCCATCATAATCCTGAGTGCATTCTCCGAGTTCTTCATGCACATTTCTTTTTGAACTTGCTCGTGATATTCTGGTGACCATCCTGCTTTTGGTTTACACCAACGCTCTTTGGGAAACAACTCACTAAGCTGCTTACCAGAAAAGATGCTCTCATATACAGGAGCGACTTCTTTAGAAACTTGCTCTTTGTTTTCTTGGCTCTGGATAAAGTTTTTCAACCGCTGCTCAAGGCTACGGTCTGTCACTACACTTTTCCACTCAGAAATCTTCTGCTGCTTCTTGTCATACTCATCCCGAGTATTCTTCACTGCGGATTTATCCGACCCAAATTTAATGAGCAAGATAACTCCAAGAATCACAGCAATCACAAGTTCCATAAAGCCACCACTACATCAGCCTAACGCAGACTGGATATGTCCTTTCGCATCGTCTATCTTTTCGAGCGCATCGCTGAGACTATCAACCGCGTCTTCCATACGCTCAAACTTTTCTGTTCCTTGCAAGTTTTCAGGATAGTTGTCCATACAGTCTTGCTCACTGTCGCAAACTGTTTCCACAATGGATGCAGCACTGCTTAACATTTTCAAGGCGTCTCTTAGCCGCCCTCTTCTTTTTTCATTCACTCATACGCTCCCATACATTCGAAATGTTCAACTCGATTTTGATGAACTCCCGACCATGCTTTGAAAAGCTAAAAGAGTTCAGTTTTGTAATGAGGTCGAAGAACCCGTTAGTTCTTCCTCCGTGAAGCTCAAGCTCGTCACAAACGATGACAATACGAAGCGTCTTCGTTTTCTCCTCGATATCTGCATGGACACTTTCGCATTCAATTTCAGACACCAGCTCGTCTACTCCGTCGCAAACCTCATCGATTTTCGAAAGCATCTCTTTGGAAATTTTATAGTCGTTTCCAAAGACCTTAGAACCATCGTCAATTAACTCCATAATAGAGTCTTTACAAGTTGTGTATTCCATTCCAGCCTCCTCTTATTCAATCGGTTTCGTGAGACCGTGGAATGTAAATGTCAAACGGACTCGGTTCTTAACCAATGGATAAACCTCCATGTTGTTTGCAAACTCTGCCACTCTCGCAAACCACTCTGGTTTGTCAAAAGCCAGCACTTCTCCCTCAACGCTGATGCTTCCCATCGTTTTGAACGGCGTATTCAATTTATAGGAAATTTCAACATCAGAATCCCGCGTAATATACTTTAGTGCCGCATGAGCAAACTGCATCTGCTGCAGCTTCATCGGATTCAAAACAGTTGTCTTTTCTTCGTCTGCTGCGACATCGTCCTTAACGCTATCGATAAACTCATCCATTGCGTTTTGCAGTTCCTCATCGGACATAAACTTCAAGTCAAAGCTGTTATCCATTTGACCACTCCTTTAATTCAATTCTATCACAAAGATGCAGATTATCAAGGCAAATCAACCAAGGTTACACACAATTTCAACCTCTCCAACTGCATTGTCGCCCAAGATATGTAGCAAAGAATTCGCAATCATGTTGACATCAATTCTCCCATTAAAGCACAACGAAAAGCGCTTCATATCCATACTCTGTTTGGAAGCTGCTTCGTCCAACTTGGTAGCTGTTGCATCTTCTACTTCTACTTCGGCATCCTCATCAGATGTTTTCCCATGCAGCAATTCATCCCACGCATCCTTTTGCGCTGTACTCATAGAGTGACCAACTGGGAACTTGATATTCAGCTTGTTCATTTGGATATGCCGACGAATCGTAAGTGGTTGCACTCCGAACATGGCGGCAAAACTCGTTGCGTTAGCGCCATAGTTTTCCATCATGTGTTTGAGATACTCTTCTTGCATTGAAGCCGTCAGTGCCTTGAAATCATCCCATGTAATTGGCTGGTTCAAATTAACGGTCACAACTTTCCCATTCCTTTCCTTCCATTGTTTTTGCGTCATGTGGTCTGTTGACATTGAGCATTTCTTGCTCTTGCTTCCGCACTTGCGATACTTTGCTTGCTGCGCAATACGTTTACGCTGCCAGCAATCATACTCAAAATCAGACATCATTGCGCACACCTCATTCTCTTTGAAACTTCGAACTTATCCTCAAGTTCTTTCGGTGTCCGTGCTTTTCCAAGCTTCTTAAACTCTCCGTCAACAAGCTCATACAGGAAATAAAACTCACGGCTCTCTTTGCTGGTAAGAATAAAGCAGAGCTCATGCTCGGCATTATAATATCCCACCCAGACTCTTTCACCTTTGGGGTATTTGGGTTCAGCCAAGAAGCTCCACCGCCCTCTGCACCAAAGCATTGTGTTCGTTTTCTAAAGCACCCGAAATCACTTCATCTAAAAGGCTGTTAAGGATTTCGCCAACACGTTTCCCTTGTTCAATGCCGAGGTTCATAATATCTCTTCCGTTGATTTGCAAGTCTTTTAATGCGAAACACTGCTCCGCTTCTAAAACCTCAGACATAATAGAACCGAGTGCAATGCATCTTTCGATTCTGGACTCCTGAGTGCCCTCTGCATGGGCAAGAATATCAGCCATTCGCACATCCAAAAACTGCGAGAACCGGTGTTCACCGAGTTTATGCAGCCATTTGCGGACAGTGCGGGGCGTTGGCTCAATCATTGTGTCGTGATAAAGCACGAGTTCAAGAACTTCTTGCTTTGTCTTATTATCAAACCGCAGTCTATCCAAAACTTGTTCTGCAATTTCACGGCTTGGTACCCCATGACCGTGGAAATGCCCACCGTTTTCATCTTCAGTGTAGCATAGTGGCTTTCCGATGTCGTGGAGTAGTAAGGCTACCTTAACAGACATATCGGTACCCTTATAGTTCGCAACAGCGTGGGCAATATGCTCGTACACAGTGTATTGATGATACTTGTTGTTCTGTTCAAACCCAATGCAAGGCTCCATTTCTGGAATAATCGTCGCAATAACATCTGAGAAATTCAGCAGCACATTTAAGATGCCGTCGCCGAGCAGCATTTTGCAAAGCTCACCATTGATTCGCTCTGCGGCAATACGTTTTAGCATCCAAGCATCCTTGTGGATGGCAGCGGCTGTCTGTTCTTCGATAGAAAAGCCATAGGTCGCTGCGAATCTCAGAGCTCGCAAAATGCGAAGCGCATCTTCTTCAAAACGCTCATCAGGATTGCCAACACAGCGAATAATCCCTGCCTGTAAATCATCTCTCCCGTGGAAGGGGTCAATCAATCCAGCACTGTTGTACGCCATAGCGTTGATGGTGAAATCTCTGCGAGATAAGTCCTTATAAATACTCTCGGTAAATTCCACATAGTCAGGATGTCTCCCGTCTGTGTAACTTCCGTCAATTCGAAACGTTGTGACTTCATACTTTCCAGCAGTATCCATGTCAACTGTTACTGTTCCATGCTGCAGCCCAGTGTCGATTGTCTTTGTACCACGACGATGCATTAGTTCTTTAACCTCGTCCGGTGTAGCAGAGGTGCAGATATCCCAGTCTTTCGGTTCTTTTCCAAGCAGACTGTCTCTGACGCATCCGCCGACCACATATGCTTCATGGTTTTCATATCGGAGATTCAGCAGAACTGCTCGCGCACCTTTAGGGATAGAAATCTTATGCATCAATCGCCCTCCTGTTTACACTCACGACGAATTCCTCAACTTTCTTCATATCCGGGGTCTCTGGGAGGCTCGTGTTTTGCTTTGCGTAATTGAGTCGTTTCTCAAAGTCAGAAACCATTTCAAAGAACTCTGGTCTGTACGTCCCATCTTCCAGTTGGTAATCGCCTTTGCGGATACTCATCAGAAGGGGCAGGTCATCACCACGATATGTGACAATATCCTCTTTCTCCAGAATATCCAAGCAGAGAAGATACAAACGAATAAGATGCATCGCGTGTTTGTTCAAATGCTCGTCGTCCTTCTTGTGGTTCCTGTGATTGAGCTTCTCATACGTCCCGATAACATTCGTCAGGTCGTTGATTACACTATTGAACTCTCTGACCGGATACTTTTTAAGCTGGATATCTGCAAAAATCTCACGGTCTAAATCCTCTCGCGGGCTCTCATCTGTATAGAGAACAATGCTGCCGTTTTCAAAAATCGTGTATCGACTCTCAAATGATTTAACGGCGCCTTTCATAGAGTTGAGGATATGCTCCTCTCTTCTTGCCTGTGATAGCCTATCTCGCGCAAGAGCATTTTCCAAACGCCGAAGCTGCTGATTCGCATAACCTCCAAAAGAATGGACGGCTCGCTTAGACAGGAACATCTTCCTGTTGGCAATCATTTCTCTGCCAATGTCTGAGATATAGAAATAGTGCTCCGGCTTACACCCAAGCATTTCAATCGTATTTGGGTTACAATTTAGAAGCAAGCTCACCAGCTTATTGAAAGCGTAGATTGTCGTATCCGTTTGTGTATTAACGACCTGCTCGAAGCTTGTCAGACCAAGCAAATCAGATTCGCTGTTCAACGCACATCCTCTCACATCGACATCGGATGTTTCAACATTTGTTCCATAGGAATAACTGCCACCAAGTGTAAGAAAAATAATCTTGCTTCCGAGGTGCTCGTTTGTTCTAAGGAAATCATAAGCAGAACCGTTGACCATCTCTTTGATTTGCTCAATCGTCATAACCTTACTCCTTTTCTTCTCTCACCCTGAGCGTTGAAATACACCCAGCTAAAATCTGTGCGGCTCTTACGGCTTCATCAGCCGTGTTTTTCTTTGAGAACGAAATTCTGATGGATGCCCGAGCTTCATCTTTGGACAGCCCCATCGCAGATAAAACATGGCTTGGTTCTGCTTCGTGACTTCTACACGCAGACCCAGCAGAAACACAAACTCCCTTACCATCCAACATGAGCAAGAGCGTCTCGCCGTCAACGCCATCCATTCTCAAGTTAATCGTCTTTCCGGGTGTAAGAATCGACATACCATTTACATGGACGCAGCCTTCATCGCCCGTATCTTTGAGCGCTTCATTCAGCGCCATGAAAAATCTCTGTTTCAATGTAGAAACCCACACCGTATCTTCGTGCAAGCTCTTCGATGAAATCTCACAAGCCTTTCCGAATCCTACGATGCCAGCAACATTTTCTGTTCCACCTCTCAGTCCGAACTCTTGCTCCGAACCACCATAAACAATGGGTGCAAGCTTGGACTTATCCTTTGCGTACAAAGCTCCAACGCCTTTACAACCATGAATCTTATGTGATGACACCGAAAGAAAATCGCAACCGATTTTCACCACATCAATAGGATAGCACCCTGCAGCTTGCACGCAATCTGTGTGGAACAGAATCCCGCGCTTCATGCAAATCGTTCCAATATCTTCGATTGGGTTGATTGCGCCTGTTTCATTGTTCGCAAACATCACAGACACGAGCCCCGTATCTGCCCGTAATGCGTTCTCAATGACAGCAGGAGAGACCCTGCACTCATTGGATACCGGAATATACTCTACATGAAACCCGTCTTTTATAAGCGATTCTGCGGCTCGTAGGACGGAATCATGCTCAACAGCCGATACCAAAATGTGCGTCTTACCGATACTCTTCAGATAGTCCTTCAAACCCCGAAAGACTAAATTGTTTGCTTCGCTACCACCAGATGTAAAAATGATTTGCTCTGGTTCTGCGTTGATTAAAGCTGCCACTTGCGCTCTGGCTTTCTGCACAGCCTCATTCGCAGCTCGTCCAAACTTATAGAGGGTTCCTGCATTACCATACTCCGTTGTCAGGTATGGCATCATTGCTTCAAGAACCCGTTCATCCATTTGTGTGGTGGCAGCATTGTCAAGGTAAATCACAAGTGACCACTCCTTTTGTTTTATATGATGCACTAATACCACCCATCAAGCGCCTTTCAAAGCCTTGTGGCACAAGTGATTCAAGCCATCATTTATTTCTAACAGCCTCGTTATGCGAATTTGCCGCAATGATTTCATCAAGCGTCCGAGGCGTGTAGTCCATCCACGGCATCATTGCTCCGACATTAAACATCTGGCAAGGTGTCGTGTACAGTTCCTCCATCAGATACTTGTCATGCTCCATCATGTTCCACTCGAAAGAATTGTGGACGTGTCCATACAAGTGGAAGGAACCGTAAAAGTGATTCTTAAAGCACGGAATTGGGTAATGGCAAAGAATCACTGTTCGCCCATTGTCCTTCACTTCGAGATACTCTGTGACTTTAACAAACTCCCGTAAGAATTTGTTGTCATTGCACCGGTCATGGTTCCCCTTAATCAGAAACTTCTGTCCTTTTAAGGAACGCAAAATAGGGATAGCATCTTGTGCCTTACACCAGAACATATCCCCAAGAACATACACAATATCACCCGGAGAAACCACTGCATTCCACCGGTCAACCAGCGCTTCGTCCATCTCCAGAAGCGATTTGAACGGACGGTTATCAAAGGCAATCACGTTTGCATGACCATAATGCCAATCTGAAATGTAGAACTGTTTATTGCTTTGTTCTTGCATTTTTTAACTCCTCGATTCTGTCTGCCGCAAGAACGAGCAGCCACTTTGGAACACGACTCTCATCTCCCATTCGTCCCGGTGCAAGCGTTGTTCCGTATTGACGGAGGAGAATGACCACTTCGTCATCCAGAATCTGCTTGGCTACGTCGTGCAGGTTTCCGATTGCCTGTAATCTTTGCGGCTCGCGCGACTTTCTTTTGAGGTACTCCGGCTTACTTGCTGGGCATTCATAGCAAGAATACATCTCATAAATACCACAGCCACCGTCTTTATAGCAACTCATATTTTCCTCCTTAGAACGGAAGGTGTTCGTCTTGCTCAACACGAATAAGCTCCCGAACCCTTAACAAAAACTCTTCCTCATCCAGAGCTTGGATGTCTTGGTATCGTAGATACTCAATCAATTCATGGACAGCCGTTGTCAGGGCTATATCGATTTTGTTTTCGATATCTGTCTGCTGGTTCAGGAACTCTTCTGTGTGCTGCCTGTTTCGTTCTATTGTGGTGACTAAATCTCCTCGTGTATTTTCGAGGCGGCATTCTAAACGTCCGAGTTTCTCATAGATATCGCAAATACAAGTAGCAACTTCAGCCGGTGTCATATCCATTTTTCAACGTACCCTCTTTCTTGTGAGAAAATGGGAGGCTCTCGGTCGATAACCCAACGGTTTCTAACGACCTCAACCATTTCGGTGTCGCCTTTATCGTTGAGAAGAGGAGCGGTCTCTTTAACTTTTGTTTTGTAGCAAGCAGAACCACGCTTACAATCAACGGGGAAGTCATTCCAATTGATGCCACGTTCTTTCCACAGCATATCTTGGATAGAGTTGCAGCTCTTGCCGTGGAGTTCTTTTTGACTGAAATTTGCATGACCAACTGACTCAATGCTGTTACGAGTCGCATCTTGTTGACGCCAAATCAGGCAGTTACAAACTTCGTCTTTTGGAATAGAAAAAACTCTGGCATCAAACATGGCTGTACCCATCTTTGCGACCAGAGTTTCAATGTACTTATTTGTGCCATTGTCACTGCTGCACATCGCTTCAGGAAAGTTCTTCCACAGCTCGGCAGCATAGGCATTTGAAAAAGCAAGCGTAGCCATTGAAGCGGAAACGCTGCACATCTTTTGGATGTTGTATCCGAACCATGCATCCGTTGTAATTGTTGCATAGTCCGTAAGTACCAACGTGATTTCATCTGACTGCGTATATCCAAAGACACAGCCCTGAATGTTTTCACACAGGTACTTCATTGTATTTTGCATCGTTGTCATCAGGATGCGGTCAAATGGCTTTTCCATACCTCTTGTGAATGTATGAAACGCCTTGCCGTCCACTCTGATAATGGTTGGAATCCGACGAGTCAAATAGTTGCGAGCAATATTCTCGTAGCCTTTCATTCTGTCGCCGAGTGAATCATATTTCTTACTCAAGTGGGTTCACCTCCAAAGTATGTATGCAGGCTTGCACCTGCAATTATGATGCGAAGTATCCAGACGGCATCTCAACAAATGGATATGCCGGAGTGGGAATCAGGCACAGACCAGTTTCTGTGCAAGCATTTGGTTGATTCATGTCAGTTGCTTGTTTGAGGTCGAAGATGATGACGCCTTCATCTGCGAAGCGAACACCCGGCGCCTTTAACGGAACATTCATCTCGACACCAATACCGGCTTTTACAAGCGCCGTCAGCGCACGATTTCCAACCGGAATCATTCTCTTCTTGGGCTTTCCGTCTTTCGTAGAATCCGATGTAAAGAACTTCATCGCGTTCGGCGTTTCTTTGGCACAAGGCTGCAACGCAATCTGCGTTTTGTCTCTGCTGATAAACAGCCGCACAAACGGCGGATAGCCAATCTCGGAAGCTGTTGCAAGGTTAAAGGAGATGCGGTTCTTCAGGATTCGAACCTCTGCAATACTGAATGTACGAGGAACACCAACCACATCAAAGTTGTCTAAGATACTCATTGTTTCCATCCTTTCGAGGTTTAATTACAAAAAAGCCATCCAATATCCGAGGGACATCAGATGCAGACAAATCTGCCACCTCATCAACTGATGGAACCGGAACAACATTTTCGCCCTTTAGAATCTGTTGCACCTCAAGCCAAAGTTCTCTCGGAATAATCGCTTCGTGATAGCCTTGGATAAAAAACTGGTTAGCACGTCCGTCGTTCCGAATAGAGCGATGCGAAAAGATATCCACGGTAACGGTCTTCTGCATCAAAACGTCACCGGAATATTTCTCATTTGTCAAGATTGTCTTTACCGTAGAGTATGTCCACTGACCACCTCGTGGGGATGGAATACCTTGCTGGTTTAAGATGTAGCAGATTTCAGGAATCGTTTTGTCATCGTAGAACATTTGATAAATCAGCCGCACAACATTCGCTTCAGGTTCGTAAATCTCCAGCAGCCTCTTATCTCTGGTGTACCCATAGAGGTCTGCGAGCTTTGGGAGCCCCTTCTCAAATCTTTTCTGGAACCCCCATTTCACGCTCTCAGACTTTGCTTCTGACTCGCCTTGCGCAATAGCAGCCATAACGACCATCAGAAGCTCGCCGGTCTGTGTCAAGGTATTGATTGCAATATCCTCAAAATAAACAGCAACCGGCTTGTCCAGTGCCTTGAGCATACGCACAGTGGCAACGCAGTCAACAACATTTCGTGCGAACCTTGCAATGTTCTTCACGATAATCATGTCGATTTTGCCTGCTTTACAGTCATCAATCATCCGTAAGAAGTCCGTGCGTTTCTTTACGGAAGTCCCAGAAATCCCTTCATCGGCGTAGATGTCATAAAGCCGCCACCCCGGATGCTTCGACACATATTCTTTGTAATACTGGCACTGCAGCTCGTAGCTTGCGAGCTGGTCTTTGTTGTCCGTACTGACTCTGCAATACGGCGCGACCACCAATGGGTCTTCTTCGCTGTGCTCAGTAGTCTTTTTAATCGAAGCGGGAATACACTGGACTTGTGCGCTATGCTCATAAGCATTGCGTATCTCATTTTGTTTATTTGTTTCCAACTTGTGTCACCCCTTTCGAATATGTATCTGTGGTTTAGGGTGACCTATCGTGATACGGGAAGCGCGTCTACCTATTCCGTCACCGCATCATCGTTATCTCAGGGTATTGAACAGAGGAGGAGCTGTTACCTGCGCAGGAGTATCTCGCTCAATGGCGAAGATTTTCCAGTCAAAGTTCTTACCATACCGTTCAGCCCACGCAATGTCCTCAAGAACCACGGCGTTCTCATTCAGGTCTTCGCCTTCAAGATAAGACTCTTTGACTTCGTCAGGAGAGATATCGTAAACCTCAGCGACACGTCGGCACATCTCATCATGCGCCGCATCGTGCGTATCGAAATACTCAGGCTCGGAAATTTCTCGCTCCATTACTTCAATCAGCATATACTTCATAGCATTTTCTCCTTATAAAACTCAGGTTTTATTCGTAACATACGAACACATGACCCACGAAATCACCGCCACCAATGAGATACGAGCCAACATATTTCAGTCTGTCCTTCTCATCTTCCCGGATTTCCTCGCCGGTCATTTTTGTTACAACCTTCATTGGATATGTCTGATTCTCGGTGTCAACCATGCACCAAAGGCAAGGTCGAATCATGTCTTGAACATCCACATGAAGAACTTGTTCGTTGCATCTTGCAACGCGGTCATCGAAGTACAGCATCGGGATATTGATTACCTGTTCTGCTGTAATCTCCAATGGATACTTGTAGATTACCCTCACGTTTGCCTCCTATAGATTTAGAGATTCCAAAAGCCCTCGTTGCGGCGAGAACTCTTTATACAATTCGACCTCCTTGGTCAGCCGAGCCAAGATTGCTTCTTCCTTGACCGCGTATCTTCCCAAGTAAACTTTCTTATGGTTATAAGTAATGCTGGCAACCCACTTCTTACGTTGTTTGTCGAAGTAGACGCCAGCAACACCGGATGTATTGCACGAATACAAGCTGCGGTTTCTGTCGTTCTCAGAACGCTCGCAACACCGCAAGTTTTTCTTCCTGTTATCCGCTTTGTTTTTGTTGATGTGGTCAACGCATTGCCCGGGTTTTGCGTGCATCACAAGCCGATGGAACCGGACAAAGCGTCGAACGCCATTATAGAAGTAGCTGCTGACAAGATAACCGTCCTTGTCACAGTACCAACTGTCGCGTCCCTTGATAAGGGGGAGGTCTTCCAAATCAAAAAGGAACTCGGTTGTCTTGATTCGCAGGATACCGTATGTATCGAGAAGCTCAATCCGCATTATGTTCTGTCCAATCCGGCTTAAAGGCGTGTAAAACATGGTACGCCATCTCGATAACTGTCTCCAGCCTAATCCCAATAGCGTCTGCCATTGTCTTATTCACACCACACGCCAAGAACCTGTCGAAAGACCCATTCTCTTCATAATCACAAATGGCATTCTCAATCAAGTGTTCTGCATTGCTCATTCTTCACCGCCTCCCACATTGTTTGTAACCGCTTTCCGCATCGGTCGTTTTTCTGAACCCCTCAACCGATGTGCATGAGCATTGGTCGTAAACCAGAACTCACGAGCGTTGCTTGCAATGCGAGTGAGTAAAAGAAAAAACCGCCCGCGCAGCGGGCTTCTGGTTTACGAGCATAGTGCCGAATTTTTACTTTTGCCTTTGGCGAAAAGCTGCTGAGAGAAATATGTATAACAGCAAATCTACAAAGCGGTCGTTGCCTACATCCATTCGGAGACAGTCCAGTATGTCAAACTGCCATCCTCTTCGTACTCGTACTTTGAAATAACCTCATCCACAGAATAGTAATCGCCATCAGCAGAAATGAGCTTATCACCATCCCAAGAACAATAACCAACCAACAACCCCTGTTCAATTCTCTCGCTGCTTAGATACGGCAAAAGGCTTTTTGGATAGTTGGTTCTAACCATAATTTCAACTGGATGATTTGGAAGGACATCCTTGACTGTCATTGGTTCTTCTCCTGTTAATTACCCCATCGATATGTCCAACTTTAATGAAGCCTTCCGGCTCGTCCAAGTCAATCGCATATCCGTTATTGATTTTAATGAACGATGTGCCATCCACAACCCACAGGTCACCGAAGCATGGATTCAAATAGATGTCACCATCTTGGTATTTTTCGTTCTTGTGCTCGTTGCGCTCGGTCACAGCCACACCTCCAATCGGTCATCTTAAATGTGGGCGAGGATTTGCACCTCGCATGGAAAGAAAATTGGTATGTTCTATGTTCAGCTTAATCCATCCACAAAATCCCACTCGATATTGTAACGGAATTCATCGTTCAAAATTCCGTCCAGCAGTTCGTCGATGTACTCCTCATCGTCTCGGTCTGTCGGGACGGGAATAATCATCTCAAACTCTGGAGCAAACGTGGACGGTTTCACCCAAATCGTTCTTTTCTCCATAGCTGGAACCTCCTTGTCGCATAAGGGACAATACCCCGTAGTTTCGCCAAACTGTATATTCACATGATGCCCGCATCTTGGGCAGTGGATAATGCCGCTCATGCAAATCAACCTTTCACAAATCTCTTTCCGCACAGCGGACAACTGCGTATCTCGACAATGTCTTGGGTTGTAAAACCACCGTCATCGTCAAGCACTCTTACTCTCAACATCCCTTGTCTGTTTACGGACATCTCAATGCCGCTGTATTCAGCAGTCTGGTTCATTGGAACAAAATCATTTGTCCCAGATTCACAATATGGACATTTCATCTGACTACCCTCGTCTCTCTTTGCAAGAACTTTTTAATGCAGCCTCCACAATCATAGCTGACCTTGCAATTGTTCCCGCAACAATCGCCATCGCTCACAAAAGAGCAAAGCACATTCTCGCAAGTATCACCGCCGCAAAACTCTATCAGCTCATCGGTATTCATAGTGGCTATTTTCCTTTTGATTTCCTCGAAATTAGTCATCGAATTAACCTTCTATATCCTTCCAATAGCAATACAGGCAACCGTGTGGGCACCTTGCTTTGCGTTTTAATAACTCTGTTTTCCCTGCATAACACATACAGCCATTGCGTTGATAGCCAACGCCATTTGCTTCTGTATCTTTGGAAAGTCCAAGTAAGCTGAGGTCATAGTCAGAAATGCAGCCGCAGGCAATCGGCTCCGTAAGACCGTGCTCTGCACAAGACTCGATTCGGAGAATTTTGCCGTTGTTCAACCCTTCCCAAAACTGCTTTGCTTGCCGCAGCATATTGTCAACTTTCAAAAGCTGTGCTTTTGACGGAGCAAAACCACTATCACCATAAGGTAGTGGTAATCCAGCTTCTTTGAACCGGTTTCTTGCGTGTGGATACATATCGATGACGCTCACTCTGTATCGCTGAAATCCCATTTCCATAAATGAAATCATTGTATGGTACGCAACGGAGAGCCCCTTTTCTGTTGGAATAATAGGGTCAACACGAACAACAATTTTGCTCATAGGGAATCCGGCTTTGACCAACTCCATAATTGCTGCAAACTCCTCGTATGGAGTTGGCACATTTGGCTCCAAAATAGAGTGCCCATATCCGGTAATTGTAGTGTGAATAATGAGCTTATCATTATGTCTCAAAGCAGCGTCGAAGAAATCCGGCGACACACACTTCGTAATAAGAACAGCGGCATCGACATCGTCCAATTTCTCCTCCCAAGACAAGTCAACCCCTGCGTCGCCTGCTTCTGTAACTCCTATCTTATATAACGCCATATCAAATCAGCCTTTCGTAAAAACGTCATGGAACAAGTCTTTGGGGAGGCTACGTCCAGTGTCATGCTTATACACGGCACACATTAGTAGAGCTGTGGTACCCATAATGACGAGCGCAACAATTAAACCGCCCATAAGAATCAAGAATTCTGCTCAGCCACAAGAGATACCAGCATATCCCTGAGCTCCGAATCATCTGGCATGATAACATCGTAGTTAAATGGGAAGAGGCGCTTCACGCCAAGAGCCTGCTCCTTATTGGAATAGACAACCTCGGTCACTGAAACCATGCACATTTCCATGTACTTCTTTGTAAGCTCGTCTTTTGTGTCGCCAACAACCTTGAACCAATAGTCTTCGTACTCGTCATCCATATGGTCGAAGACAAAATCTTCTCTCTTCATAAATTCTCCTTCCGCTCATTCCCAACTTGTTTATCCGATATGCTATAAACAAGTTCTTTTCGTAGTTCATCTTTTAGTCTGCGCTTAGCCAACCGCTTATTGGACTTTTTAGCCTTTGCCCACCCATTGTGGTTGTTCGCCCAGCAAGCATATCTGTGGCTGAACTCGGACTGCCAGCCGAGTTTTCCTTTATAAGTGTTAGCCCTTTTCATAGGTCACATCACATTTCTGCTCTGACCCGCATAAGGATTTTACCAAGGCGATTTTCTCCAACGCCATCGCAGACGCCCCAGATGCGGTCGCCCCAAGTATTGCCTTCAATGAGTTCGGCGCCCTTGGTCGCAGCAAGCTTGTCTGCCAAATCAGGATTCTGTGAGAACTTTGCCTTGCAAATCTCATACATAACGGTATCTTTGACCGCCTCCCAGTCACCACGGAGCTTAACCCTACGCCCAAGCTTCTTTGCCTCTGACGGATTCAGACGGCAAAACTCAGCCATACGCTCTGGGCATTTAGCCGCTTGAAACGCTGCCTCGTTATTCTCAAAACACATTCCGTTGTAGGTAACTGGTGCCGAGTAGAAGTTACTCAGAAAATAATACTCACCTCTAAACTCGCTGATACTTACTCCCATGTTATACCTCCATCATTTCGTATCGATATATACAGAGCATATGTCCGGTTCTTTTGTCGTCAGATGCTGCTCCAACCACTCTTTCCCGATGAATTTATCGAACAGGGAGCACGTTACCATGTCGGCATTAACCTCTCGTACAAATCCAACCGGTGTGTAGTCCACAAGGACTGGAATCCCCACTGCTGATTGACCGTATGAACCATCGTTCTTAAAAAATATATCCATAGCAGCTTAGCTCCGCCAGCATTTCAAGTCTTCGTCCCACCATTCCGTAGTCGTGTACGGCGGCTGTTTACGGTAAGTTATCCTGTGCAGATAGTTCCGTCCACAGTGATGGAACTCTTCGAAAGCACGCTCTTCATTCGGGAAGCATACAACGTTGCTATACGTTGACCCGGAACCGAGGATTTCTGGCTCCTCAATTCCAGTTTCATAAAGCACCCTGCAATCAAAGTCGGTATCTTCCTCCTCGTCGAAGTCGCAGTTCTCTTCGTCGAGCTCATCGCTATCTGAAATGTACTCAAGTTCGCCAAGGTTAATCTCGTCAATATGCTCTTTGGCATATTTGATTGCCTCTTCAAACGTCAGTTCGCGTGGAACCATAATGCTGCTGTTATACACAGCCATACACTGGACGGTTACATTGAGCTTCCGCATATTTTTATTCTCCATTAGTCAACCTCCCACGCATAATCGAAATGTCTCCGGTACGAATTTCCCTTACGAATGTTGCCCTTATAGCGTCTGATTTTCCTGTTGGAATATGTCTTCCAAAACGTCTGTCTGTTTGAGTTCTTGGGGTACTGAATATAACTTCCGACAGGTTGATAAACACCGTCTTTCCAACCCCAATCCGTATAACCGATGCCTGACTTATATCCGTATGTCATAATACGCATCAGCTTTTCTTTCTTCTGTTTGCGCATCTTGCGCCGATATGCTCTCCCGGTTTTCCTCGGTTCACACAGTTTGCCCTGCGGCTTGTCCGCCTCAAAAGCATCACTGCAATAACCACTGATAAAAAACTCAGTCTGGACTTTATCGCAACCGCAGTATTCAAGTTGCGGTTCGTATCCACCTTCTCTTGCAGCCCTGAGTCTATGCTCAACGCCTTCACAAATTGGGCATTCATCGCAAGTGAACTTTCTTCCACAGAACTCAAGCATGATTGACCTCCTGCTGAAAAGTCTTACTGCTTCGTCAAGATATACTCCGTATTTGCTGTTTGGATTGTAATTGTGTCTTCGCCGTTTCCCCACGGAGTGAACTCCAAAACAGTAGATGTATGTAAGCAATGATACCTGTCATCGTAGTCGGGCAAATACTTGATAAAGCCACGCTCTCCGACCTCCAAGTAAACAACGTATGCCTTTCGCCCAAGCGCCTCGTCATGCAACGGATTCGCTCTGCCATTCTTGCTCTTAATCGATGTAATCGTGTAATAAGCTGCTGGGACGTATGTCCTGCTTAGCTCATATCCCTTCCACAAATCCATAATTGTCCTCCATCAATTGCAGTTTCGTCCGCGCCCCTCGCTTTGCGCTGGCGTTTCTTCCTTTTTGTTTCTTCTCTCCGAACTCTTTTACATATTCACGGTTCGCCTTACACTGATTGCAATTATTTCTTTGTTTGCAGAACCAGCATCCGTCTTGCCCCACCAAAACCAGTCTGGCATTGATGGTCTTGGTTTTCTTTTCGCCTTACCCATAATTATGCCTCTCACAAGGAAACGGGCAGCTATCGCACTGCGAATAGTCACAAGCATTTTCATAGTCGCACAGACAAAGACACTTCAACCAATACGCAAGACCGCCAATGACTGCCGCTGTTGCCAACGCAAACAGAATTGCTCGAAAAATCATGCCCATCACCTCACCAGCAATCGTAGTCAGTAATGTTCTTTTCTTCACCGCAGACAGGACACTTAATTGTAATCGCCGTTCCAATGCCTGTTCCGGTCAGCTCGTATAAATACTTACCACCGTTCTTGCATGACTCGTAGTGGCTATCTTTGAAAGCTTTTTCTGCTTCCTTTTCGTTATCTGACATCTGGCATAAGGAGTGGGTGCGATTATACTCAGCCAGCTCAACTGCCTTTCGAATCTCTTCGTCCTTATTCCATTCGGCAACTTTCTTTCGCAGGCTTTCGTTCAATTCAACGAGGGAATCATATTCGTCCTGCGCGGCTTTCAATAACCCATTGAAATCTCTATGAACTCTAAACATTTGTGCCACTCCTTTCGATTCTTTTCTTCAAGTAATCATGGACTTGATTGCTCAAAGAAAAGAGCCGAATAACTCGGCTCCGTTTATATGTAAGCGGCTTGTAATGAGCCGCTCTGTTCTCTTCGCAACATTCCGAGAAGCCTGTCTGCATCTACGTCTGTCAAAATCCTATACCATTCAGAATGGAAGAACCTCTCCAGACTTTTTAACAATCCCTCGTCTTCATTACGAAGTGCTGAACGATAATCATCTGCCGCGACTGCAACAATGGCATTCGCCAAATTGCGCCAAGGGTCATCGTTACTTTTTCTCAACCGCCCAAGGCTCACCGATGGTTGTGCCATTGCTCGTTCCGGCATTTCACCTTGTGGAACACCTCTCGGTAAACACCCACAAGATTTTACGGCACCATTTTTAAGGAATCGCCCATCAACGATGCAGGTCTTGCCGCATCTGCATTCGCACAGCCACCTTGGTTGACCACTGCTGCTGTTCTCAGCTCGCTTGACCACCTTCAATTTCCCGAACGTTTTGTTAGTCAAGTCTGTTGATTTACCGCTCATAAAAATCAGTCCTTTTCTGCGAGAAGGAAGTCAGGATTGATGACCTTGAAGCTGATGTTGCTCTGGACATTACGCATAACTACGCCTTCTCGTTTTTGCTCCTTACGAACCACTGATTTCCCCTTGGAATACTCGACCAGCTCAGCGATGGTCTCTGGTAAGGTCTTACCTTCCTCTACAATCGGAACAGTCTTAATTCCATACGGCTCAAGCAGCTTCTTGATTTCCGCCGTGCCACATTTGTGGTCTGGATAAATCAGGTTGAAGGCAAACAGGTCGTACCCACTGATGTGGTATTTGTTGCCTTGAATCTGGTTGCCGCAAATCTCACCTTGTAAAACGATGGTTTCATAATCACCGATAAGCTGCCGCAGTACGTTTTCGATATTGTACTTCTTAGCAATCGTCCAGTAAGAACTGTTATCCGGTGTTCCGAGATAGATATTACGGCTGCAAACACCAAACTCATACTTACGTTTGGAGACTTTGCGCAGGTAATACGTCGCTGACTGCCCATCAACTTTCTCTGTGACAGAGAACTTCGTCCCCTTGTTACGCTCCATCTCAAAGAGCGTCGTAAGGTTTTGAATGCGGGTTTCATCCGTCTTGACAATCCAATCAGGAAATCCACCCTTGCGTTTGGGTTTCATAAACAACTTACGATACCACTTAAACCGCATCAAGAAACGAGCGATTGCACTTTGTGGTTTCTGAGGTTGCTTTGTTAAGAGCTGTGCTTCTTGCTGCGCTTCTGGGTCATACTTCTTAATGCCCAAAACATCGGTCACATCGGCACCCAAATCGGCGGGAGCGCCATTCGGAAGGATTGACAGTGGGAGAACCAAACCCTGACTGACCTGACCACGCAGCTTAATGGTGCGGACTCTGAACTTTCTGTCTCTCAAGAACTCGAACTCTGGGCGCTCTGGGACGATAGAATCGACCTCAATGTAAACGATATGCTCTCCTGTATGGAACTCGCCTTTCTGAACCACACATTCCCAACCATCGACCTGCGCAACTTCAATGCGGTCAGCTCCTGCAATCGGGCGAAGAGATGCAATCTCACGGATTGTTGCCAAATGTCGCATAGGACACCCTCCTTTGAATTATTAAAACCATCGTTTTTAGCTTCTGCTGATAACTCTTTTGAACTTCAATGAGCTATTTGCGATGTAATCATCAATCAGTTTGCTCTGTGCTTTTGTCTCTGCATAGGCAGTAATGGTGATGGACTTCTTGCTCCAGTCCAAAGTGTAGCTGTCAGCAGCGACATTTGTGATATGATGTGCCGCCAGAAAATCTCGAAACTCTTGCATCGCTTCCAAATTATCTGACATGATGACGTTCACATAGGTCTTATCTTTTGAAAACCTGTTGCTTAATGCGACAGCTAAACAGCAGCCAACACCACTTGCAATGGAAACAGTTGCAAGGGCGAGGCTGCTGTCGCTTGTTACGATATCTTTTGTGATGCTAAGGTAGATGAAATTTGACAAGCCGAGAGCGACTCCAGCAAGGACACAACGGTTTCTCTGCACCAAGATTGTCTTGGCTGTGCCGAGCGTGTTGTCCAACACCTTAGCGAAAAACAGAATGACCAGATATAATGCGGCTGTCAAATAATCTCCTCCTTATTTAGAAATCAAAGAGTTCCTGATAAACTGATACGCCAATAGGAATACCGGCGGGGATGCACCACAAAAGCAGATATGCTGGGGTGTGGAATTTGAAGCTCCAAACGATTGGCATAATTATCGTAAGAACAATTAGCGCAAGCAAGATAATGGAGACAACGATGCAGATGAGAACTTTGACCCAGCTTTCTAAATTATCCCACCAGTCTTCCATCACGGTTCAATGCTGACGATGGATGTTGAACCGGTAACCGCAGGCAGCTCACCATTCCACTGCTCATACTTGATTTTCTCAATCAGCTCGTCAGTAAGTGATGCTGCAATCTTACGGTTTGCGTCGGCTTCTGCCTCGGCAGCGATGCGCATTGCCTCAGCCTTTGCCTCGGCTTCAATGACTGCTTTCTCTGCGTTAATCTGTGCGACCTCTCTGTCTTTCTCAGCCTGAACCTTGGCGGTTTGCTTTTCAATATTCGCCAATTCAAGTTCCTGCTGAGCAGTGACCTTCTTCTGGATAGCCGCAGCCGTCTCATCGTCAACTGAGATATCCGTGAAGTTTACGGTGTCAATAATGATGCCATACTGGTCGAACTTCTCACGCAAATAGGTATCCAACTCGGCATTGATTTCAGTACGCTTATCGCCAAAGATGTCGGTGACGGGGTAGTTCGCGGAAACCTCCTGCGTCCACGCCACAACCTTTGGCTTAATAAACGAATCCTTGATTGCCTCGCCAGATTTTCCTTTGAACATTGCAAAGGTTTCGGAGACTCGTGCCTCATCAAAACGATATGAGAACTCAATATTCACTCGGACAGTCTTACCATCAGAGGTGGGGATGTTAAAACTCTCATCCTTGGGCGAGTCGCCCTTATCCTCAGCCGTCAGATATGACTGCTCAATACCGATAGAATACTTGGTCACCTTTTTGGTCGGAGCAACCAGATGCCAGCCCTGTTCCAAAACTTCACCATCGACGCCGCCGTTCATGTTATACACAACGCCGACGTAGCCTGCGGGAATCTTCTCAAGACACACCACACAGCAAACCAAGCCGATAATCAGCACAAGTGCCAGCAAGATTGCGCCAAGTTTACCTTTTCTCATTCCTTTACTTCCTTTTCTTCGTCAGATTTTTTCTCCGTTTCCTCGGAGATTTCTTTCTTCGCATCATTGTACAATCGCATCCCGACTCCGCCGACGCCCTTAAAGGCGAAACTCAAACAGAACCAGATAAGCACAAGCACAATGACTACGATGAGCCAGAACACGATGTTCATGTTGTTACCTCCTGCTCTAAGACTCTTGGTATGTATGTGCGGGTTTCCATACGCTCTTCGACCTTTCTGGTCTTACCCAGCGCTTCACGCACAAGGTTCAAAAGGTTTTTGCCTTTGTCGCTTTCAAGAAATTGGACGAGCGGCTCAAGAATTTCTACGGTATCTTTACATTCACGTCGTGCCTGACGGCACTTTGCAAGTTGTGTAGCAACCTTGGCTCGCTCTTTATAATCAAGACCGTCAAGCTCCA